ACCGTTGTTATTCCGAGTGCCATCTTATTCCCCTACACGAGCGTGATATTGGCGGCCGTGATCCGCGCGACCTGATCATCGAGAATCACTTGATCTGCGGGCGGTGTGGAGCCCGTTAGCGTGGTGAACCGGAAGTTGAACATGCCGGTCACCCCCATCGCGCGTTCGATGATCTCGCTCACGATCACGTCGGCTCCAATCGGCAAGTTGTTGATGTAGTCTTGAATCACGGTGCCGACTTCGGCCGCAACCGTGGTGGTGTCGAAGCCCCCAAGCACACTGACTGACGCGATTATACTTTGCGTCACGAGCGTGGGCGGGAGCACGTAGACCTGAACGCCGCCGCCACGAACCCCCGGATACACAAGCGGATTCAGCGGGTCGCCGTCTACGACTTTTTGCGTCTCTTGAATGAGCCCTGTGTAGTAACGGTAGGTCATCCGCACAGCGTCGCCCGTGCCGAGCCCCGTGGGATAACTCGCCGTGGTGAACACGACCTTGCCTTGCGCGGTATTGAAGTCGTAATCCACGCCGTTCACTTGAACGACGTACCCACCGCCTGTATCGACTTCGAGCACAAAGCTCCCGTCGTCACGGATAGGCTTCTGCCCCGAGAAGGCTTGCACTTCCCCACCCACGGCCGACGCGAGCACCACTTCGGGTGTCGTAATGAATGTATCGTCAGACTCGTCGACGTTGCCGGTGCCGTCATCGATGTAGAGCTGCGTTGTGCCGTTCGGGATAATGGGCTCTTTCAGGTTCGCGAAGAGCACACGGCGGCCATCGGCCAAGGTCACGCTGTTTGCAAAGCTCTCGATGGCCGTAGGCGTCGCACGGCTGAGCGCTTGAACGTAGGCGCGGATACGCGCGCGGAACGCCTCATCGCTCTCCCGGTCTTGCGCGTTGGAAATCGCCGTTCCGTTGGTAACCGACGTGACGCCCGCGATGCGGCTCACGAACTGCACGATGCTGCCCGCTGCGACGTTGCCTCGTGTGCCCGCTTCGATGGCGACCACGGAGATCGGCGCGGAATCCATACTGCCGGCGAGAATCGAGCCCGCGGAAGTCGTTTGGAATTTGATCTGCCCCAGCGCGTCGACCGCCGCCACAATGCTCCCCGATGGAATGGCGGTGGTGCCTACGATGCCTGGACGCGAGAAGACGCTTGTGGTCGACCCCTTCAGGGCTTCACGGCGCTTGATCGTGCCCGGCACGATTTCCGCTGCGCGAGCGTCCAGGTCGGAGCCGGTGGCCTTGTCGATCGCGAAGAGATCGCGAAGCCGGCTCATCTGAAAGTATTGCTCTGCGTCTTCGTTCGAAGCAGCGCCGATCAAATGGTAGATCACGCTGTTGAGGGTGAGCCCGGTAAGGTCGGAGCGGGCCACCACGCGAGCAACCATGTCGCGCTGAATCTGTACCCGACTACGGGGTTGAAAAACTGGCACCTAGCCCCCTTCTCCGCTGGCAGTGCCAAACGGCAGAATGAAATTGATCCCGGTGCGGTCCCCCCGGAGCCGCGGCGTGATCTCTTGCGTCAGCACGTCGTCTTCGAGCACAACGCGAGAATCCTGAATACCCTCTACGCGAGGATCAGCGAGAATGCCCTCGCGCAGCGCGAGCGTGGCCAAGAGCATGTACTGAATCGTGCCCTTGTTGCCGACGTTGCGGCGAATGCCGACTTCGGGAACGTAGGTGGTCGCCCCACGCTCTGTGCGCACGGTGATCTCCGTGCCTTGGATGACGTTATCGATGCCCCGGATCAGGTCCACGTCCGTGCCCGATTGGGCGATCCGCAGCTCTAGCTCGTCTTGCTGAGCCATGATGGCGGGGTCGAGCGCCATGTCGATCCCGTACAGCGCCTCTTCGGGCGTGAGATACGAATTGCTAGGCGAAACCTCGCCCCCCTGAACCCCTTGTCGCACTGGAATCAAGATCACATCCCCCGGTGCGAGCACCCCCGGCCCGCCCCCTTCGGCAATGTACGGATATTTCAGGTTATTCACCAAGACGATTAGCTCTTGAGGCACCCCAAATGAAACCGAAAGACCCAGAATCGTCTGGGTCCGGTCGAGCCGTTCCCGTCGCACGCCGCGGTACTCCGATGCGTCAATGCCCGCTTCCACGCCGGAGCCCAGCGTGAGCCGGGTTCGGGAGCCGATGGTGGCCCCCGCGGTATTGTTCGCCAGATCGTCTTCTGAGAGCCCTTGCTCGCCCTCGTAGCGCTCTAGCGTGTCTTGGATGGACGACGGCCCGAACTTCTCTGGGATGGCTAAGATGCGGTCCAGGGCCGCTTCTAGGCGTCGCATTTGGCGGGACGCCTCTTCTTCGATGGAACCGGGCGTGAGCTGCGCTGTGCTGTTGGCCAGCCGGTCGGCGGCGTTGGCGAGATCCGTCGCTACGTTGGCCGCCAGCTCCAAGGGGTAGTTGATGAGATCGTTCGTGCCATCGAGCACTTCCCCCACGCCGTTGATCAGCTCCGCCGTCTGAACCAGAACCGCTTCGATATCCTGCACCTTGCTTTTGATGCTGCCGAGCACGCCGGAGACTTCGGCAAAGTAGGCCCGTGCGTCGTGAAATGCGGAGCTGAGCGCACGGACGACCTTGGGAAGCCCCAAAAGCTCCGTGGAGACCGCGGCTTCGGCGACCACGGCCATCGTAATGCGGTAAGGATAATGGAACCGGGTGCTCTTCGCGTCGCGCGGGGTATCGAAGCTCCGGGGCACCACGATGAAGTGGTCATCGTCGCGCATGCTGTGAAAGATCAGCACGTGCCGGGCGGCTTGCTCCGGGTCTTGCTTGATCCGCGAATACTGCCGGAATAGCTCGCGCAGATGGATGAAGTGCTCGTTGCCCGAGCGCGAACCCTGATCGCCGCTGAACGAGGGTCCGCGCTTTTCCTTGAGCCCGAAGGTGCCCTCGATGACGATCTCACGAATGATCTGGCCGTTTTCTTCGGCCACGACGCTATTATCCTCGGTAGGCGTGAGCGTGCTCTGAAAGGGCTCCGTGAGCATGTACTGCCGGGGATTCAGCGCGAAGCTGTGCACGGCGACGGGGCGATCGGGGCGCAGAATATCGCGCAGCTCGAAGACGAATCCCGACCGAAAGCCCGTACGAACATCGCGAAGCGGCGCTACGGCTTCCCCAGCCGGCCCCACTTGTATATTCCTTGGGCTCAAGGAGTTGAGCCCAGCCCCGCGTTCCCTCGCCATCGCTGGCCTAGCTTACCCTCGCAAGGGGTTGGTACGCCACGTTAGCGGCTCGATTATCCTTTAGACGATAGGTGTGGCGGTTACGGTGGGACCGGGAGTCGTCACGTCCACTTCCCATCCTGCGAGGTAGGTGTAGATCGCATTGCCGATCGCGGTGGCTTGAACGGATGCGTCGGTGCCGGCTTCGGGGGCCTCGAAAATGGTTTTCAACGCGTCTTTGAGCGAGCCGACCGAAGCGGTGAGCCTTCCGGGGGGCGCGCTAATGGCGGTGACCGGAGCCACCGGGGTAAACGTGGTGCCCTCTACCAGATCCGTGCACGCGTCTTCGAACGCTTGGGCAGCATCGGCCGCAGTCGGGAAGCCCCCCACCGGACTGAGCGGCATGTAGGTGATTTGGGGGGTGAAAATCGTGGCGCTACTGACACTCCCACCAACGGCCGATGCTTGCCAAAGCGTTTCGATGGCATCGGCGGTGTCCGTGTAGCTTCGAGACTCCGGCGGGCTCGTCCAAAGGCCCGTGAGCGCGTTGATCAGCGTTGCCGGCACCATCGCCATAGCTAGCTCTTCTTTGTCTTGCTCAGGTCGGAAAGCAGGGTCGCGTCCATCGGGAGCGTCGGCACATCGGAAGGCCCGACGCCCGTGGGGTGAATGTGATCATTGAAAAACGTCATGAAGCTATCCCCCAAGATGACCCGCTCATCGGCGCCTTCCCCTAGGTCGACCCGGAGCTGCCCGCCGTCTTTGAACACTTCGAGCACGTCTTCATCGGCCCCCATGGCGATGGTGAGCCGTTGCCCCTCTTTGACCCGCATGCGCACGTTCCCGCGCGCGGCTGCGGCGTCCTCCGTGGTCGCGTCTTCGTAGGCGCCTGTGGTATCAATCAAGATATCCCCACCCCCGTTGATGCGCACTTCGGTGCCTTGGTGGTGAAGGTAGTGCTCTTCTTCGTACGCGTGCCCTTGATCTTGCTCGCCTTCGGTCCAGCCATCCCGGCCCGTGGGGCTCTGCAAGACCTTGCGATTCGTCTTTTGGTGCACGAGCGCGCCCGTAATGATCGGGAAGTCGGGATCGCCTTCAACGAACTGCACGATCACCATTTCACCGTCGATATCATCGAACGGCGTGGCGACCCCTTCGAAGCGCCCGTCGCTGCCCTGGACCTGAAACCGCACCTCGTTCTGCCCCGAAATCGTGCGTGTCGTGGGTCTCGGAATCCAGGGCTCCGCGTTGTTCACGCCGAAGGTCGTCTGCATGACCGGCACGTTCAGCAAGAGCTGTTGCGTGCGCACCAAGAGCACGTCGCATTCGACCTGATAGCCCCGCCGGTTATCCTCGCGGCGCTCGCCTTCGGAGTCGTAGGGCGTGTACGTGCGGTACACGAAGGCCCGGTAGAGCCCCAAGGTCGGCTTCGCGCGGCTGGCGGGGTTGTCCCGGTCGCGCGAGTCGAGCCCTGATTGAACGATGGTCCCGCCGCGTGTCTTTCTCGTTCTGAAGCGGGTCATAGCGCTCCCGGCGCCTTGGGCGTGCGTCCCGGTGCCACCGCGATGGGCAAGATCGCTTCGAGATTGTCTTGCGGAAGAGACACCGCTTCCTGTGTCGTCTCGACTTCTTTATCCGCGACGGGATCTTGCGACGCACCCGTAGCCACCTTGGTGGCTTGCGAACTTGGCCCATCTTTGCCGGGCATCATGCCGGAGTCGGCACTCTTGGCCTTGGCAGCGGTCTCATCGGCGCTCGTGGCATTCACAATATCCCCCGGAACGACGTTTTGCTGTATATCGAGCAAGGCAAGATCGGCGTTGCGAGTATCGAGTTGATCCTGCGTGTTGAAAGCGCTCAGCGCGGCAGCGTTGGCTGCGGGGGTCTCGTACTGCGCGTAGAGATCCGCTAGCGCGCTCACCCCATCGTACTGCCCGTGCGTCACGGTGATCGTTGTACTCCCGGCGCCGGGATAGCTCCAATTGTGGTCGACCCCTTCGACGTAGTACGTGACCGTCCCCTCATCGCGCAGCTCTTGGATGCGCTCGCCGATACGGATCTCTGGGAACATGCGCGTGGTGGTGATCGTACCGCTGAGCTGGAAAGGGGCGACGCCGTACCAATCGTGAATCCGTTTGAGCCAGTTGGCCGCCAGCCGGATGAAGTTGGTGCCCTCGCCCTGCTTGAAAAACGGCAAGAAGTTCGTGTTGACCGTGTACGGTCGAAGCCCGTGGCGCTGCACAGATTCGACGTTGATGATCGGGATGGCGCCGGGCTTGAACGGCTCAAGGCCCATGCTGTGCGTCTGCGCTTGCGTTTCGAACTGATCGCCGAGCACGCTGCCTGTGATCACCCAATAGTTGTACCGATTCGCGGCACCGCCCTTGGCGAGACTGCGGCTGCGCACATCGGTCTTTTCGAGCTTACGAACGCGAGTCTGATCCCACCGAGTGCTGCCCTCTTGGGTACGGAAGATGCGCTCGCGTAGGTAGAACGCGGGTCGCATGGCGCCGTTGTGCTCAGGGTGCGGCGCGAGATCGACCCACATTTCGTTCAAGACGCCGTTGCAATACTGTTGGAGCAGATCCCAAAGCGCCCCACCGCTTTGCTGATCCATATTGATGATACTCATGGCTTCGGTGATCCCGTTGCCGTCATCGAACTTCTGGACCGTGCTGAAGTTGATCGCGTCGTAGATGGACTGCGCATTGGCGAATTCAGCGAGCGACTTCGGCAAGCGGTACTGTTTGCTCGCCATCCCACCGTTGCCGAGCCAGATATCGATGGCTTTCTTCACGATGCCATCGGCCGTCCCTACGTACGGATCGATGTTCGCCGCTTGGTACATGCCGAGCACCAAGTCGAGATTGTGCACAGCGAAGAGGCTGATCAGCGTCTTGGAGTCTTCGAACACCTTGCCGAAGTCGCGCCCCGTGACCGTATAGGTCTCCGTGCGTGTGCCGGTATCGCTGCGCACGGTGTTCTCTTGGATGGCGTCGACCATCCCCCAAAGCACCGGCATGCTCTGCCCGTCCACCAAGTAGTTGATCCGCACCCACGTGCCTTCGGGATTCGAGAAGAGCCGGTGCCACGCGGTGGTGAGGTTGGGCGGCTTCTTGATCGTGACCGAAAACGAGCCCGACGCGCCCCCAAAGCTCTTACTCGTGGAGACCCCGGAGATACGCCCCAGCACGGGGTGTGCGTCTAGGACAGTGCCATCGAAGTTGTCATCTGAATGAAACGACACCGAACACCGCGTGTTCGCGGAGCGCGGGTTGAAGAAGTTCCGATTCGAATGGGGCGCGTCGAAGGGCATTAGTTCGGACCAGTGAATTGCTCATCGGACGGAAGGCTCATGGCTGCGTCCTCTTCGAGCGCTTCGGCGGTCTTGCGCGCGTGGTACGCCGCCTTGGCTTTCGCCATATTACCGGAAGTCGGCTCTGCGCCCCCTTGCAGCACATCCATAGCTGCGCCAGCACCGCCCTTTTGGTAGGCGCGCACCGTGCGCGCGATCATGCTCTGATCCTTCTCTTGGAAGTCTGACTCTTTCGAACCCCACGCCCGGCTCCCTTTGCCGCCTGGCTTATTATCCTCTTCGCTGCCAAACACGGCGTCTTTGAACGACTCGCCCAGCTCGTTGACGACCACGGTGCCGGCGTTGACGCTCATTTCGGCGACTTTCGCGTTGAGCCCCTTCATGCCCCCCTTGGAAAACGCGTCGACTAGATCCTCTAGCCCCCCTACGGCCGCGAAAACTGCATCTGAGAACGCGGGCAGCGTCTTCTCCGCAAGCCGAATCTCTAGCTCATCGATCTTGCGCTGCGTGCCGGCGAGCTTCGCCCCGGCTCCGGCCCGGCGAGCGGTCATGCGCGCCTCGTGCGCGGGTGCTGCGAACTGGCCCGCGGCACCCTTGCTCCGGCCCTTGGCTTGCGCTCCGGCGGCTGCTTGCCCGGCGTCGGTGCTCAGTAGGTCGCCCCCGCCCATGATGCGGTTCGCGGCTTCGAGATAGGCTTGCGGTCCCCCAAAGTCGATCCCGAGCCCGCCTAGGATCTGCTCCATGCCGAGCGCGAGCCCTTCAGCGTCCGTGGCACCCCCCGAATCGCGGAGCATTTGGCCCAAGTTGTTCATGACCGTCTGCGGTTCAGCTTCCGCGAAGATCCGGGCCTGCATGTAGCTCTTGTCCCCGAAGCCACCGCCAGCCATGCCCGCCGCGCGAAGCCCAATCGCCGATGCGGGGCCACCGCCCTTGCCGATGCGGCTGAGCGCGCCCTGCGTGCTCTGCGCGGCCTTCACACCGGCCATGCCCTTGAGCCCGAGATTGCCCATGACCGCCACGAGTGCATTCGCGCTCTCCGTGCTCAGGTTGATCCCCTGATTGCGCATCGATTCGACCCAGCCGCCCATCTGCATGAAGAACTGATCCATGCGGCTCTCGCGAATGCCGACTTGGAAGCCTGTCGCGATCGAGTCTTCGAGTAGCTTCTTGGAGTTGCCTGTACGGCCCCCAGCCGCACCCGCACCTCCGATGACGGCGCCCGCGGCTCCAAAGCCCCGCACCTTCTCCATTTCCAAGAGATCGGGACTGATCCCTTGGAGCGCGGAGCCTTTGAGCCCCGTCTGCGCCCCGTAGTTGGCCATCTGCCCGGCCATCTGCCCCGGAGCGAGCCCGAATCGAGCGCCCATGCTCATGTTACCGGCGCCTGCGACGCCCGTGCGCCCGTACTGGCCTGCGATAGCCCCCGCTTGCTGCGCGTACTGGCCGTACATGCTTCCGATGCCACCCACAGCACCGCCAAGCGCTTGGCCAATCCAAGGGGTGGCTGACGCCATCTGCCCCACGAAGCCCCGGCCCGATGCCATCGAGCCCACGGCCCCCATGCCGCGGCCCATCATGCCCGCGCCGGCCGTGCCCATGAACGAGCCGAGCCCCGCACCGCCGAAGGTAGGCCAGAAGCCACCCCCGCCACCGCCACCACCACCGCCACCGCCGCCAGCTCCAACAAAGCGGCCACGACTATCGCGCTCTCCGCCGCCACCGCCGCCCCCACCGCTGGGGGCGCTTGTGCCGGGGCCTCTAGGGGCGCTCGTGCCGCCGCCACCGCCGCCGCCGCCGCCGCCCCCACCGCTTACGCCTGCTTTGCCAGCGGTGTCTGCGAGCCGTTCTAGCGTCCGCTCAAGGCGCTCCACGCTTCGAGCGAAGCTCTCGATGATCGCGGGGTCAAAGGCCCGCTCCATGGTCTGCCCGAGACCCTTGACCGCCCGATCGTCAACGCCGATCTCGACGACTGTGCGTTGTCTGCTTTCCCCCGCCATGGTCGTAACCTTATCAGCCCCCTAGCCGCTCAGATAGCAAAGGACGGGTCGGATCGGTCTCTGCCAGCTCGACCGCATCCCACTCCGCATCGCCGGTCAAATGAGGCACGTCAGCGATGCGCTCCGCCTCTTCGCCGGTCACGGTCTCGACTTCGGGCGCTGCCCACTCGTCCACATCCCGCCACGCGGGCGCCTTCTTGCCGGCCCGCTTCTTCATGTACGCACTGAAGGCCGTCTGCTCGAAGACTTGCTCAGCCGCTTCTCTCAGAGTGAGTGACAAGAGTCTCCCGTCGTTTGGAGGGCGGTTGAACTTTTCGACCCACAGCAACTTCACTAGCCGGTTCAGGTCCGTCAGATTCGAGAATTCCATCGCTTCCAACTCCACTTCGAACTTTGGAATCGTCCGCATCCCCACCGTGAAATTTTCGCTCGTAATTGAGCGCCTCCTTGTAGACCGCCCCTAGTGGCGCCGCATCGTAGAACTCGCTGGGCTTCCACCAATCGGGCTTCGGGTCTTGGATCGTGACCGCCAAGTAGCACAACTGCTCCACGATGATCGCCGCGTTCGGATCGGCCATCCCCCCTTGCGGAAGGTACTCGCTCTTCAGCCGGCCGATGCTCACTTGATCGATCATGCGTGGCACGCGGTAGATGAAGTCGCCTTGGTAGCGAACTCCGCGCGTGCCGACCACACTGACGTGGATCTTGGTAATGCTGGGGAGCGACGATTCGGCCTCTTTGGCGTCCGCGTCGTGCTCGATTCTCTCTAGCAACTCTTCGGGGGTTTTCATGTCCCCCTTCTACTACGCGATCTCGGATTCGTCGCGGATTCTGATCGCTACGAACTCCACATCGTTCAACACGATCCCTCGCGCGCCCGTGTTCTGAGTGTAGCGAGTCGCCTTCACGCGCTCGATATTCGCGATCACGTTCCCCGTCGCGCGGTCCTCGATGGAACACGTCAACTCAGGGGCCGAAAGAATGTCTTCGAGCCGGGGCTGAATCACCACACCATCGCGGAGCTTGATCGGGTTGGTGACGACCCGAACCATCTGCGCGCTGAAGGTTACATTGTACGACACGGGCACATGTTCGGCCACATCGAATTGGTCGAGCACTTCGATGGCGTCATGCCGAATTTCTTCGGAATACGAGACGTTTGTCGCGTACATGACCTTCACACCCTCGATCATGAGTCGCGCTCTCGCGCCTGAAAGAACCAAACCTCTACCGGCCATTGATGCCCCCTACCCCTATGCCGCTGCCCGCACGGCAACCAAATGCACCGTGATCGGAATAAAGTTGATCGGGAGTACCGGAGCAATCTCGACCGAAACCGGAAACACGTCACCGATCTGCTCTACTTGCAGCGCCCGGTACGCCACGATGATCTCGTCATCGATGAGCCTTCCAAGCGCATCGTTGGCCAAGCCTTTGATGGCCGCCGCTGAACCGGCAAGCCCGCGCTGACCGATCTTCAGCTCTAGCGTCTGGCGCAGCTCGAAGATGGCCGTGTTGGCCGCCTCGTTCGCGCTCATTTCGCTGAACACCACGTTATCGTCGGCCAAGTGCGTGGTGATCGAACGGACCCAGCGGATGCCAACGCCGTCGACCTTTTCACTCATCATGAGGCCCGCGTCGATCAGCTCTTCCACGTCGTTCTCGACGCTCCATGAACTGTCATTGCGGGTGTCCGTGATATTGGGCCGCTTGCGGGTCATCGGCTCGCCGATGGGGCTTCCCGCCTGCATGCCGGCTGCGATCGAAGAGTAGATGTACGGCGGATACCAAGTGGCTTCGCCGGTCTCCGGGTCGAAGCGCTGGCACTCTTCGCTGATCGCGCTGATATGCCGGCTCTGCAAGACCTGAATCTGAGACTTGATATTGCCCCGTGTCTCACCCGCACCGTCCGTGGTGCCGAGACCCGCGTAGCCATTCGCTTCGCTGCGGAGTCGGCCCGCTCGCTCGACCAGATGGGAGAGCAAGAGGTTATGCACTGCCGGGTCTTGAGTGAGCGGTACGATGGTGGTCACCCGCCGCTTACGTAGAAGCTCGAAGGCTTCTTGCCACTGACTGATCGTCGTGACGCCTTCGATCCCGCCCGTGAGATACACCGGACTTGCGGTGTCGGCTGGCGCTCCGGTGCCGCCCGTCGCGCGTGCCGCGCTGACGTAGGCACTCTCTGTGTTGAGCTTATCGACGATCTTGAAGAGATCCGCATCGAAGTCGGCCGTCACCGCCAAAAGATTCACTGCCGCCCCGTAGTCCATGTCGGTCATGAGAAAGGTGGTCGGGTTCCGCACAAGTGCTGCGGCAGTGAATCCGTCGAGAGCGTTGAGCCGGTCTACGAGCTTCGACACGGTTGCAAACGTGCTGAGACTCGTAGCTTCTGCGTTGCAGCTAATCGAGACCGTACGCGCCGCAGCGGTATCCCCCAGCTCGATTTGCGTGATTTTGGCGAATACCACGGTGCCCACGACGGGAGTCGTGTTCGCGGCCGTCAGATCGATGCGCTCTGCGATTTCGATGCCCGAAGCGTTGGTGCCTCGAATCACGCAATCGGTCGCGTCGTCCGTATCGATGGTGACCGTGACCACGCCGTTGACGGGCGTAGCGGTGGTGAGCACGACGCCGCGCGTGAGCACGGTGGTCGCGAGCGTGAACAGCGTCGTGGTAACCGGGAAGTTGCTCACTGTGACAGTGCCAAGGGCGACCCCATCGAGCACACATCCGAGCAACTTGGTGAAGCTCACGGAACCCTGGACGTTCGTAGTACCGTTCAAAGCGATGGTCTCTTTGATAGGCACATCGGACGCATCGAGACCGTAGATCGTAATGCTCTGCGTGGTGTCGCCCACGTTATCGCTGGCCACGTCGACCACGCCCGCGGCGGCAATATCGGCCGTGCGCTCTGCGGCGAGCCCCAGCTCGTCTTTGGTAGCCGGCGCAAGGAACTGCGTCGCCGTGACCTGGCCCGTGATCGTGTCGTAGCCATCGGAGCCCGCCACGTAACCCACGGTGAACACTGGATCGCCACCCACGTCATCGAAGACTTCGCTCTCGTCTTCGAAGACGATGGTGAGCTTCTTGCCCTGAGTCGTGCCGGCTTCGACCGTGATATTGATCTGCTCCGTGAACAGCCCGTAGTCGCGGCTCGTCAGATCCACGGCATCTACCGCCAACCCGTCTTGCAGGGTCGCGGTGCTCCGCGTGGCGGGGTTGACCTTCACGGCGACGATCTTCTGAGCCCCGTTGGGCACGGCCTCATCGCTGGACGGTTCGAACGCAAAGAGCGAAGCCGTTTTCAGGTCGCCCGTGCGGTAGCGGTCGAAGACTTGCCCAGCCCGCGTCATGTCGGAATAGGTCTCGTCGACGGTCAACGGGACGCCGCCTTCGACGTTGCCGATCAGCGCGACGATTCCGACCGCAGATGGGCTGATACTACTCAGCGCGCTCGCATCGATCTTGCTGACGACTTGCGGGACGTTGATTCGCCGCCCGTTGAAAAAGATTGCAGTAGCCATGTACCCCTTACCCCCTACCTAGGTTCACTTTTGAAGGCTTCGAATGCCGTCTTCCACTCAGCCCGTGTCAGCTTCCGAACGGCTTGTGTCAGCCGCTCTTGGCCCGCGAACGCACGTAGAATTGGATCTTTGGTCCCCCGCGAGAATGCCTGAATCGTAACGCGTGGCGTTCGGTCTGGCAGCCCTTGCGGCGAACTATCTGCGGAAGCGCTCTCTTCGGGCGTCGGTTCCGGTAAAACCGGCTCCGACGCGGCCTCTGGCGCGGCCTGGTTATCCTCTACCGCCGGCTCCGACTTGCGCGGCTCCGACGAACTCTGTGTGCTCCCCCCGGAGCGCCCCCTAGCTTTCGCCATTTTCAGATCCTTCTGGGACGTACGGTGTCACGCCCCCGCGCGTCCCGTCCACTACGATATCATCCATGTACAGCCCTAGGACACGAACCTTTGCAGGGTCGATCACAAGGCGTGGCACCGTCATGGGCGCGGTGGCCTGAACGCGCAGAACGCGCGCGTACATGTTATCGGGCAGGTACATTTCCTGTGGGCTCAGCTCGCCCCCGCTGAAGCTCAATTCGTTGAAGCCGGCGCACTGAAGTGACTGTTTTGCGCCGAAAATCACCATCTTGGCGAACTGGTAGAGGTACACCGCCACATCGCTGTTCTGCGCGTAGATGTAGATCCCGTAGGTATTGCGGAAGAAACCACCCTCGTACTCCGCGGCCTCGCCGGGCTCCCCTTCGAGCGTCATTCCGACGTAATCACCCATGACTTGGGGATCGGTCTCTTCCTCGCTCTCAAGGATAATGGCGAAGCACGGGAAGTCTCCCGACGCGCGCGGATAACCGATGACCGTGACCGGGGGCTCGCGCATAAAGTTGGCCACGAATCGAGCCCGCTCTTCGGCGCCAGCCGTGGGATCGAAAAAATGGCTGAAGAATCGGGTCAGCTCGTCCTCGTCATCCTTCAGCCGGTTCACTTCGGAGCGCAGAAGGTTCAAGATCACGCGCTCCAAGAGCACGATGCTCGTGCGCGCGTTGGCGAGTAGCGGCCCTTCAAAGAAAGGCTCGATCTCGTTTTCGAGTGTGCCGCCTAGATTGCGCGGGTTCGCTTTGTCTTTGCGCCCCATTATTCCCCTAAAATTTGCCGCAAAACGATGGGCGCGAGCTGTTCCACACGCTCCCGCACCTTGGGCGCGAAGTTGACCGCTTTGATCCCCGGATGGTGCCAGCTCTTACGCATTTGCCCGGTCTTCGGGTCGACCCCGGAGCGCACGTTGGTACTGATCCGCCGGAAGGTCGTGTAGCCGCCCGTCTGATTCGCTGACTCGTACTGCTTTTCGGAGCGCTGCATGCCCGTGTAGATGCTCGTGGTATGCCAGTCTTTGGCCTTCGTGTTGAGCATCTTGGTGACTTGCTTGCTCACGCCGCGCCCGTGGGGCTCAAGGCGCTTCCCGTGGAGCGTGCTCTTGCCGCCCTCGCCCGTGAGCCGCTTGGCCTTGCTCTTGGTGCCATCGAGCTTCTTGGCGGCGTTGTAGATGGGCGTGGGCATTTCCGCCCCTACGTTGCGGCCCCCCGTGCCCTTGGAGCCGTGGCGGAACGGGATGGTGAGATACCGGCCGTTCTTGCCCATCTTGGATTTGGCGCCTTTCAGCATCCAATCCCGCATGTCTCCGCCCTTGAACCCGCCCTCGATCATGTTCGGGAGCACACCCGTGAGCACGATGTACTCCCGGTTCTCCGTGGATCGGTGGCTGAGCGCGGCTGTGTAGGCGCCCGAAGAGCTGGTTAGCCTGCTTTTGGCGAGCGACTTCCAATGCGCCATCGCCGATGCGCCCAGCTCCATTTGGAGCCGGCGGGTGTCGCTGAGCCGCGGCAAGCCACGCGCCACGTTGGCCACCACATCGGAGAGATCGACTTTGACGAGACCCATTATCCTGTGACCGGCGGCACCGCAGCCGCGTTGATATCGATGAGGTAATCGAGCCGCGCCGCGGCTTGAATGGGGAGTGCGTAGGCCGTGTCCTTGGCCACCTTGGTGCCTCGCACGTCATCGCGCGTTGCGTGCGGGTGGCTAATGACCTGGAAAACGGGGTGGAAGTCGTAGAGCACGCTGATTGTCACGCCATCGCTCACGGCGTTATTCCCCGGCGCGAGCCACTTGATCCACCCCTCATCGCTCACTTCGAAATGGTAGCCCGATTCGAGTAGCGCAAACGAGTCTCCCGAATGATACGCCAGCCGCGTCACGGTGGTGATCCGGTAGCGCGCGGAGTCGTAGCCGTCTGGGAGCTTGCTCCGCCGGCCGCGCCGGTTCCCCTTCCGAAGTAGCTCATTGAAGCTCATGAGCGCGTCTTCCATTTCGATGGAATCGCGGAACCCCAGCCGGTACTGCGGGAGCACGGTGATCTGCACGTTGCCTTCGAGCCACATGCCGAATTTTTCATAAATCTTGGTCGTCTTGTCGAAGCTCACCATGTGCGCGCGGATGCGGTGCTTGTCGACGTAGACGTAGCCCGAGCCGTCGCAGTCCTCGCAATCGACTTGGGGCTGCCCCGTATCGCGGTTCTCGCACGGGCAAAGCAGGGCCTTGCGCCACATGACGTACTTGCCGTGCTGCCCGATGACCCGTTCGAACTCTTGGGGCCGGAAATCAGCCCGCGTCTTCTGCTTCGCGGGGTAGTCCTCGGAGGTGTCATAAGCCCCGATGGTCCGCGGTACGTCAACGGTTCGGTCCGCGTGATCGACGGGCGCTGGGGGAGCGAGCTTCGAAGGGTCGGCCATGGCCCCGCAAGGTTAGCTCAGGGGCTCAGGATAATCAGCTCCCCTCTAGGATCTCTTTTTTGATCCGGTCTTGCACTCGCGCCTTGGCGATGGGGTCGAGCCGCCACATCGGCGGAACGGGCTCCGGCGATAGCTCATACGTGACCAGCGTTGTGTCATCGTGCCACCGCCACTTGCCACCCCTCACCATGAGCCCCGCGGGGACGGGCATCCCGCGCTTCGGGCGTGACAGTGCTCCGGCTGCGCAGTCGAAGACCTTCCCCTTCGAGACACAAACAAGATGGCTCAGGTAGCCGGTCGCATCCGGGTTCCGGTGCGTGATCCCTACCGACCACGCGTAGTGCGGCATTGGATCGTAGTGCCCTTCCGTGCGTCGAGCGACCCAATCGAAGAATTGCCAATTCATCGCGACGGTATCCATGCTCGCAAGGCGCGCGGGTATCCCCTTGGCGCGCAAGACTTCCTGGCAGTGGTACGCGGCAGGAATGCACACGTCCTTCCGCCCGTACTCCGCGAACACGATACCGGGGAGTCGAGCGACAAGACGCTCGAATAGCTCTGCGCGCTTCATTCCCCAAGTATAGCACGCATCGTATACGATTACAAATCGCCTGCAAAACGCGGGGCTATACGATCGATTTGACACCCTATACGGTGGACCGTACTCTTTAGATGAAGGGATTACAGACCATGGATATCAACGAAATGCGCGGACGACTTCTCACCCCAGCCTTTGCGAAAGCGTACGCGCTCGCGGGCAACGCCACGTTCACTGTGCTGAACCCGGAGACCGGCAACCGCTTCACGTACAAGATCAAGCGCAAGGAAGTCGAAGAGAACAAGGAACTCTTTTTCGTCGGCTTGCTGAGCGGACCCGACAACGATTCCGACTACTCGTTCCTCGGAACGATCTTCGACGCTGAGAAGTTCGTGCACGGTCGCAAGAGCCGGATCACCGAAGAGGCGCCGAGCGCGCGAGCCTTCCGATGGATTTGGAAGCGCTTCACCGCCGATGAAGACTTCGCGCCCGCCGAGTTTTGGCACGAGGGGCGCTGTGGCCGATGTGGGCGTAAGCTCACGGTGCCGGAGAGCATTGAACGCGGTCTTGGCCCCGTGTGCGCGGGTTGGGGGCAGTAAGCATGAAAGTCAAAGTTACAGGACATACGATCATCTGGACGCGCGGCCCCGCCGCGCCGCTTGAAGGGAGCCCCACGCCGGTCTTCTGGCAAGACGTGGTAGTGATCGATGAAGACGATGAGATCGTGGGCATCTTCCGAGATAAGAAGGTGCCTCTAGGGCTGCTCGAAACCGGGCTCGACCGGATCATGTCGTACTACGACTCCGTAAGGAATGATGAGACTTGCGGCGACCCCGACTGCCCCAACTGCGGCGAGTCAGCCGCGACCGATCCCGCCTTGAACTAGGGGTTGGCTTGACAAGCGTCTACGGTCCGTCGAGTATGACGGATCGTAGTTCTACAACCTACCACCCCGAAGGGAACCCCCCATGCCCTCAAAGGCAACCAAGAGCGTCAAGCGACGCAAGTTCACCCCCGCACAAAAACAGAAGTACGTCGCTGAAGCGAATCGTACGAGCGCAACAGCGGTTGCTAAGAAGTACAAGCTCAGCTCCGCACTGATCTACAAGTGGAAGTCGCAGCTCCAAACTGCGGCGCAACCCACGCCCGCAGCGAAGCCTAAGAAGCGACGACGGCAATCCCGTACGCGGAGCACGCGGCTCGTGCAGTTTGCGAAGACGAATCATCTTGAAGCGGAAAACCAACAGCTTCGGAACATGGTCGTCGACCAGCTCTTGATTATCAAAGAGCTACAGCACCGCGCGTGAATCCCCAAGCGCTAAGTGATTCGCTAGGAAGATGTGCGGGTCACCGTCCACTTCCACGCAATACATGAGCGCTTGCGTGATCGGCTCTGCATCCACCACGCCGACTTTGGCGTGGTGGTAGTGCAGCCCATCGGGGATTTCCAAGCTGAGCTTGCTGAGCCAATCGAATGCGGCTGGCCGGCGGATCGCCGAGCCTTGCGCCTCTGTGCGCGAGAGGCTTGTGCGGTCGAGTTGGTGTAGCTCTCGGAACTCCGGGCTCGTCATGCACGCGCGGACAATGGTCTGCGACGTGGACACGGGCAGCACATCCCAGCTCCCCGCACGGAAGGGCTCGCGCGCGTAGTCGCGGGAAGGCTCTTGGCGGAGCGAAGCGACTTGCTCCATGTAGCTCTCCACGTCGGAGACCCGGATCTTGTGCACCGTGTAGTCGCCCCGCTTCTCGTGCGCCGCGATGCCCACACTCCAAAGGCACCGCAATGCGGACTGGCGGAGCTGGGGCGGGTGTAGGTAGAGCACGGGGGCGTTGTAGGTGTTATCCCAGCGGCTTGCGCTCGCGAAGAGCCCCTTGAGCAACGCCTCGCGAATCCACGCCGGCCCCTGGAAAAAGCGGTTCGGAATGGTCTGCACTTCCGCGCTCGACCGGAACCCCAGATCCCGCAGCCATTGCTGAAAGCCCCGATCCCAGATCGAGAGCATGGCGTGCTCCCCCTCGGAGCGCATGGCCGGAATCTCGTGGCGGTCGCACATCGATTCGAACGTATCGAGCAAGGGCTCGTCGGGCAGCGTAGGCGCGAAGACCCGAAACGACTCCGTGCGCAGCTCTTTGTCGGGAAAGTAGCCGCTCCCGAGCGCGTACCCGAGCAAGTGCCAGATGCCCGGATCTTCGAGTAGAGCGCGGGTCGGCGAGAAGCCCCGGAAGTCGAGCCCTTCGAAGAACGTCGACCCATTCAGCATCGTATCCTCGCGCCGGTAGCTCATGAGCACGCGGTCACCCGCCTTGATCGCCTGTTGCTCGCGCCACAGGGGGGCTCCTAGGGCGCTCTCTGAGGGGACGACCGCTAGGGGCTGATCGGGGCTCACGAGCACTGAGAGCCCGTTTGCGAGCGCTAAGCGGGCCACAGGGGCGACCCCCACGGTGCGAACGCGGGCGGGCTCGTATTGCTGCCCCGTCCATACCTCGAAGGGGGCTTCTGTGAGAGCTTCGACGGGGGCGAGACCACGTGACGTGGTGATCAGCGTGCCGGGGGAAAGCGCCATGCCCCGCTTATACGCCGGACCGTTGCTATGCCCAAGTCATTTTGATGCCCCGATACCACTGCTTGTACATCGGGATCGCGGCCTTGATCTCTTTCAGGTAGTTGCCCACCCGCGCGCCGTAGCCGGAGTTATGAACGGCAATCCCGTACGCGAAGAACAGATGGCGGTCGTTGTCGACCTTGATATCGAACATGTGCTCGCGCTCAGTCGTGGTCCACGCTTCCACGACTTCCGCGGTGGGGTAAAGGTGCTCGCCCGCCGTGTTCTCATCGGGGCGGGTCAGCACCTTGTCGCCTTGCGCGAGATCGCGCTGGGCCTTCCACGAGACAATCCACGCGTCATCGATCACGCGGAACAGATGGTCGGGGCTCGACACGATACGCACGTCGTTCGTGAGCTGGGTAGCGGCAACCTCGCGCTCGCCCGTGGTGACCGCTTCGGCGTCGTACCACGCTTCCCCGTCCCAGATGCGGAAGGTCTTGCCGACCAAATCGCTGATCGGGATCTCGCCCCCGTCCGTGTAGACGGGCGTATCGCCCCGCAGACAGTTGGTGGCGGAGCTAGTGGTGCCCACGGATTGGCTCAGCCCGTCCATGCTCAGACTGATATTCGCGATGCCCGCACCCGCGATGAGATCGCCAAAAATATGGAAGGGACCGATGGCCGCCATCATGCCGATCAGGTTGATGATATCGGCCGGGATCTTCCCGTCTTCAAAGCCCGCCGTGTAGGCCACTTCGAAAAGCTCAGGGAGATAGTCGAGCCCGTTGTAGATGGCCGGCAAGAAGCTGCCCCCCTGGCCGACAAGGATCTCGGAGAGCGTTCCGCTCGTGGGCACGATCTGCACATGGCCTTCGAGCTTGCTCAGCCGAATCCATTCGCCGGGGAAAATGATGACGTTCTGCCCCGATGGGTACTGCACCCGGAACTCGTCGACGGCGAGTACCGGGGTATTGTCCAAATGGATGAAGTTGAACGAGTGATAGTCGTTCCGGTAGTAGTCGTGCTTCTCGACAAACGTGGTCGGCAAGAGCGGGATATCGACCTGCTTCTCGAAGCCGCGAATCGCCGCCATGATGTACGAAAGGTACACGTCGTCTTCGAGCGGTTCGCCTTTGTCGTTCGTCAGATCGAGCCCGAACATATAGCGGCTCTTCAGTTGCTCGACCGTTAGGATATTGCGGACCGCCAACCCCGCGCCGAGCATGGCTGGGCTAGCGGCTGTGCACGCCTTCTCGCCCTTGATCGTGCCTACGTAGCGCGTGCGGTAGAGGTAGCCGGGGTCGCCGCAACGGTCGAAGAACTCGTAGACGAACTGATCGGCCTTGAGCACAGGCCGCTCCGATGCGTGCGAAATCTCTTCGTACGTGAGTCCCTGATCGGTGCTGCGCTCGACCGACAAGCGGTCGTAGCCGGCGGTAATGGCCACAGCGATCTTGGGGTCATTCGTCGTGACCCGGATGACGTTCCCTTGCGCGCGGGTGTCAATGCCGCTGTTCTCTGCCGCATCGATTGGATTTACCTGGCCCATGATCCCCCCACGCTCATTCTGGCGTATCCGCCTTCAAAAGTGCAGCTCCGCTTTCTAGGTCGTCCCACATTTGAAAATACTCCGCGAGGATCAGCGGGATCAAATCCTTCACGAAGAGCTTTTGCTTGTCCGCTTCGCTCGCGAGCCGCATTTCGATCTCTTCTGGAATGACGACTTCGTGCTTCACTTTTTCTTTCGGATGTAGAGGCGCTTCTCGATGGTGATCAGCCGTTCGCCGTGCTCTTTGTCCGTGTTCTGCATGCTATCGAGCGTGTCTTGGTTCACCCCGTGCGGTGTCTTCGCGTGCGCTTCGACGGCCTGCTTCAGCCCCGCTTGTTCGATGCGCTGATTGTCCTCCCGCGTGCACCCCCGTTGCCATGAACCGATAAACGTGATCAGAAGCATCCCGGCGAGCACTTGAAAGACCCGAACCTGAGTTTCGAGCTTTTCAAGTTTGCGGAGCCGAGCGTCATGCTCTGCCAGCTCCGTGCCCATATCGACCTTGCGATAGGGGCGTATGCTCGCCTTCGGGTCAATCACTCACTCCCGGCGTCGATCAACCCCCAGAGTGCAGCCTCGAATGCGGCCCACGGCGCATCGAGCGGTGCTTCACCCACGAAGACGTTCCGTTGTCGCTTGACTGGACGGAACCGCTCTTGCTCATCCTTGTAGCCTTCGGCCCAATTGCAAACGACGCTAAGCCCGCTAGCCGTAGGCATGATCTTGACGCTATGAATCTGTTCCTGATCAAGCGTCACTTCGATCTCGACCCGTTCGGGCGCCGGAGCAACCTCGATCGGTTTCTGGACCTTAGCGGTGGCGGCGACTCCCGTTTTGTTGCGTGGCATTATCCCTTGTCCCTTGAGACCTTGGTGATCTGCGCGATGGGCGTACCACCGTCCCCGTAGAAGGAAAGACCGTTGTCGAGCGTCCCGCGCACCATGAACGTGAAGACCGGGTAGTTGAGGTGCCCCAACTCCGTGTGCCCTACGAACTGCGTGGACGGGGCCGCATTCACGGCCAGAACGTCGCCAAACGCCCCTTGGCGAACCCACAAGTCCCCGCCCCCGTAAGCGGGCACGCGGATCTCGTAGCGCCCCGGCGTCAGTGCTTCGGGCAGCTCGACCGTGCCGCCCGAAGGCGCCGTGACCTGAACCGAATCCCCCAAGTGCTCTGCGTAGAAGAACCGCAGATCGTCAGCATGAGCGGCCATTACTCCCCCTCAAAGAGCGCAGCTTCAAGCGCAGCCTTGATATCGTCTTTGCGCATGTGCGCGTCTACGTCATCGACGCCGTACTCCACCGCGCACGCCAAAAGCTCCGCTTTGGTCATGGCTTCGAGATCGGGGCCTTCGGGCGCGTCTCCGCCGTCGTCCCCCTCATCGCCCCCACCGTCGTCCTCTGAGGCCGTCTCAGGCTCTTCGGGAGTTGGGACGGGCACTGAGGCAGCCGAAGGCTGCACAGTCGCTCCGCTCAAGGGAGAGCCCTTTTTGAGCTTGGTCCAGCCCGGAGTGCTCAGAAGGAATTCGGCGTCCTTGTCGGGCACGTCGAAGACTCCGTTTTCATCCCCGGTCACGGTGCCGTCGCCGTATCGCAAGCCCATTTCGGTGCCTGCCATGTTCTCATTCTTGATCTTCATGGTGTCCTCTCTCACACAACCGGCCGGGCGTGTAAATCTTTCAGTTGACTAGATGGGCGTAGATTTCGCCGAATTTACGATCACTTTGTTACAGTAGGGATTGAAAAAGCGGGCGAGCTTTGTGGTGCCCGCCCGCTTAGTCAGTCGCATATTCCTGCCTGTTTTCAGCTAGTTAGCTCAGAGCGAACCAGGCTCGCGGCCAATGTTCTTGACCACGATGTTTCGTGCGGGAGTATACAATTTTATCGCACCATATACTACCTGAGCCCACCTTATGCTCGTATCGATAGTTGCGAGGGGCACCCGAGTCATCGGCAAGAGCTGAGCCCATGACATTGAGCGCTGGTTTTGCTGCAAAACGAAGCCCTTGGTGGTCCCCGGAATGTCATCGTTGTTGTCCGTAATGACCTGCGTTGCGCCAGTGCGCGCGACACGAGTCATGAGCTTCGCGGTTGAAGCCGCTCCGCCCGCGTCACTACGATAGATTTCGTAGAACGTGGTGCCCTGGCCGCCGTCGCCCACCGTGAAGGTGACCTGATCGCCAGCGGTGACTGCGACCGAAGCCGAGTCAAGCGACGGGCTGAGCCCGAACTTGTTCCCGCCCACGACCGTGTAGATGTACGTGCCGGCGTCTGCCAGAACGAACTGCGAAGCCGCGTTGGCTGCCGCGGCCGGAGCCACGGTGATCGTCGGAACCAGCGGCGCCTTCGACGCATCGCCAAGGCCGCCGGTCAACGCGGACTGCTCGTCCTCGAAGAACACGTGGTCATGGAGATTGATCTTGCCGTGCTGACCTTGGAAGGCCGTGACGGTCGTACCGAGCGTGCCCGGTGCTGGCGCCAGTGCGAACCGCTGACGGTCGTAGACCTGCTTCGCGAGATCCGAGAATGCCCCGGCGCTGAAGTAGGCGTCGGTCGCCATGCCGTAGTTCTGACGAATCTGAAGCAGCATGTCGTTCATGGCGCTCTCCGTGAGGGGAGCACCGCGAAGGTCGACCACGTTATCGGGCGCAGCATCCGAGATCAGCTTCTCCAAGCCGTCCAACTGCTCAGGGATGAGCGCGCTGTTTCCGAAGAAGAGGGCGTTCTCAAGGTTCTTGAGAAGATCCATCGTCTTGTTCATGGTTTCGAGCGCGATCACGTTGCCGTGAGCGGCACGAATGGTGTTGGCCACATGTGTGACCCTCCCCACAACGCCGAGATACTTTGTGAGGACGGTCACACGTTCGTACGTGCTGTCTTCCTCTTCAGGAAGTGCTCCCTCACTCATCCACCCCATGTTGAATCGGCGACTGCCCGAGCGGCTGTAGCTGATCAAACGGTTGAATTCCTCGACCGTATTGCTCGCTGGCACCTTGGCGATGCTGCGGAACAATTTGATCTCTGACATTTCGAACGTCAGATTCTTGAGCTGCGCTTCGAGTGATTCCGTCCTGAGCGGAAATCCGACACCGGGCGCCACGCCTGGGTCGTTCACGTCGCTGCCGGCCACAAGGGCCTTGCGAAGCTCTGCTAGTTCATCCGGCGATGAAGAGCCCCATCCGCCGTAGTCGCGGTAGTCTCGCGCCGAAACAAATGATCCTACACTCATGTTTCTTTTCCTTTGTTCTTTCTAGGCGCGTTTAGGCGTACTGCCGAGCCGCGTCCGCCTCATTTGGGTGGGTTTGCAGGAAGCTACGAACGGCACCGACGGTCTTCTCATCGATGACGTTGCCCCCCTCGAACAGCCCGACTAGTTCGGACGTGCGCTGACCGTTGATCTCGTGCATGCCCTTTTCCAAGTTCATGTACGTGAGGGTCGAAAGGATCTCGCTCTTGCGAAGATCCTTGCCACCCTGGCCAAGCTCGCCCGGAAGTGCCTTGTGAAGCGGTTGTGCACCGGAGAGCTGCGTGGCTCCCTTCTGCGGTGCCGGGGTGCGCTCGACTAGATTCAAGCGCTCACCGAGAGCCTGAATCACGCCGGTCTGACTCTTGAGCAAGCCACCGATTTGGTGGAGTGCCGCAGCGAGCTTCTGATTCACATGGTTTTGCTGACCCTCGAAGTGGCCCGCGCTCTTGCGAATCGCATCGAGCTGATCGGCCGTGCGGGCCGTCAGCGCCTCAAGGAACGGCGAAACATCGATGGTGTCGGAGAGATCGGAGTCTTCCCGGTACGCATCCATGGACTTCTGGAAAGAGGGCTCAAGGCTCTTGTACGCCTCTTCCTCTTCCTCTTCGCCATCCTCTTCCTCTTCGTCTTCCTTCTTCATGAAGGCCGCGAAAGCGTTGATGATACCGGCGGGAATGCCCGCGGCGCTCATCTTGGCGACCATGAGCGTATCGATGCCACCCACATCGCCGTCTCCGGCGAGGGTGCCCGAGCTGGCCCCGTCCTCGTCGACTCGGCCACCCGTTTCGACTGAATTGGAACCCTTGCCTGAGTGCGTGGCGGCCTTGCTCAAGCTCGTGGCGTCGGCCGCCTTCAGAAGCTCATCGAGAGCGTTCCCAAGGCCGTCATCCGTTACCTGCGGTCCCGATGTTTGTTCATCCGGCATGTTCACTATCCTCCGTTTCGGCGTGCCACTTCATCGCGTACGCCACGATTTTCTCTGCTAGCGCGCCGTCCAGGTTTGGCCGGATTGCGCGGAGTCGTTCGATTGCTTCGCTCTTCCCGAAGAGCTTCTTTTTCTTCTTCTTCTTCTTGCCGCCTTCGAGACTTTCGGTTCGAAGCGGAAAGCCTTCACCGGGCGCAGTGCCGGGATCGCTCACGGCGCTGCCGGCGCTCAGCGACTTGGCGAGCACATCGAGCCCGGTCCCGTTGTTCACGGGGCAGCGTGTGATCGCGACCTCGCGCACGGTCGCCTTGCGAACCACCTTCGGGTCCACTGCATCGCGCTCTTCGATTTGCCCTTCGACGCTGAATCCCAGCCGGCGGTCGCTCTTTTGGAGCGCTTGGGCGATGTTCCAAAGATTGTCGGAGCGTTGGTGGCCCTTGAGTAAGTAGCCTTCGACGTACCAACCTTGCTCCCCATCGGGCAGCTCACGAAGCTCGCAAAGGTCGGGATAGCCGACTAGCGCCTCGGTGCTGTGGTCGTGGTTGTCGTTGAACCAACCACCCTTCAGGAACGGGCTGAAATCGAGCCCCTTCTGGATCAGGCGCTCGCCTTGCCGGTCAACCTCGCCAGTCGACACGATGCCCCCGATGCGGCGCTCTTTGGAGGGGTCGACCCCCGCCTTCTCAAAGCACTCGACCTGAACATCGAACTTGAATGGTGTTGCTGCCAATTTGCCCCCCAGAACGCAAAAAAGGCGGCCAACCGTCGATGGTTGAACCGCCTCTAATGGTCACGCCCCCGCGTAACCTAGGCCCCGATGATGATCTGACAGTATCCCCTAGGGTGTGTCAACTCTTTGGGACGGTGAAAACGGCCTTCCGCAGCTCGATCTTCGCCCTTGCGAGGATAACCGCGCGCTTGCACGACGTGCAGTTGATCTCCACGTCGCCGCTCTTGTGCAACACGACGATCGACGTTTTGGCCTTGTAGCGCGCGCCAGAACTACTTTTGCGGAAGATCGGGCGGTCACAATGCGGGCAGTGCAAGTGCTTGTCGCCGTTCATTATCCCCTGATCAGTCATGCCCAGATTTTTCGGTAGGATTTGTGCACGAATGCGAACTGCCGTGGCCATCGAAGCATAAGCCGCTGGCGGTGGTACAGATAGTTCATCGTAACTTCGGCGGCGTTCTCGATGGGCTCGCGCTTCGCGTAGTCGCTCACGTAGCCTTCATCTTTGCTGATCGCATCGAGCTTGGTGTGCCACTGCTTCACCGCTTCGATGTTCCCGAACTGGCCCATGAGGTAGACGTTCAGGGAGTGCCCGATCTCGTGTGGGAGCACGCGCGCGATGCGCTCCGCGGGAAGGGTCTGCGAGATACGGATCTCATTGCCGCTCCAATAGGCATAATCGTGCTCTTCGAGCGGGTTCTGCGCGCGGGGGATATCGGTCGTAATGAACGTGATCCCGACCCTGCGATCGAATATCTCCGGCGGCGTCTTGTCGATCACCATCTGGATCTCAGCGTGCACTTCGGGGTCTCCGACCCGGATGACGATGCCCTTGTCGGGCCGGCTCTCCCCGTAGCTCAGTAGGGGGGCCGCGGGCTCGCCCTTTTTCAAGCCGGAGCGGGTCTTCTGCCACCGCTCGAAGTCTCCCGCGGGCATCATGACTTCGATGCTCTTCCGCCCGGCCGCACGAGCTGCCACCACGCGATGGTTCCCGTTGGCCACGTAGGCTTTGCGCTGCCCCTTCCTGTGGCTTCGACCACTGTGCAGCGCGCGAATCGGCGGGGCTGGGGTCTTCAGCGCGGCGTACTCCGCGACCCGCTTCTTTTCGGCCTCAGAAGGCTCGTAATCCCCATCGTCGAAGTGCGTGTTCAGCTCACTCAAGGGTACGTTGACCAGCACGTGGGGCTCCGTGATCCGCGCCTCTGAGGCTTCCATGTTCTGCCCGGCTTGCTTGCCCCCGGTGTTGGCGAGCCGTTCAATTGCGCGGGCTTCAGCGGCCGTGAGCGTGGCGTGCGCCTTGAGCGGCTTGGCGGCCTTCCATGGGATCTTGTGCTGAGCGTCGGCCCATTTCCCCCCTCTAGGCCCAATGTACGGACCCGCCTTGCGGAGATCCCATTCGAGCCAATCGCTACGCAATAGCGCCTCTGGCAGCATTTCGCCGTCTTCATCGAAGCCCCAGCCTTCGGGCACATGGATGAGATCGCAGCCGCACCACGGATGCACAGGGCCGACTGTGGCTTGCCAGTTGGCGGCCTTGCGGCCGACGTTGCTGCCGTTCTCCACTAGCTCGCTGAGCTTGAATATCCTTAGCCGGCCGTCTCGATGCTTGTGGAGCCGTAGGCAATGCGGGCACGCATCGGGGTTTGGCATCTTGGCGACCCGGATATCGTCGGGATCGCCGTAGCGCTCCACGAGCCCGGTCACGATGCCCTCTTGCATGGCCTTGTGCTTCTCTGTGGCGGCGATGCGCTTGAAATCGCGGGACCAGTCCCCGGTCTTGTGGCCCAAGTCGCTCGCGAGTTGTTGCACGGTCTCTTGGCGCTGAATGTTCTCCGAGACTGAATCACGGATGACACCTTCGTAGCGGCGGCGCAGATTCTTGTCCGCTTCGATGGCGATGGTGCTGAAATCCCCCGCCACCTTGTTCCCGAGCCCCTTGATCTCCGTGGCGGCGGAGTGCTTGGCCCACTCGATGGCGTGCTTCTCGTTCGGGCCGTTCGGCACCTTCGGCGCGTACGTGCGCACGAACTGATCGTAGGTGATCCCGTAGGTGCGCTTCCGCTCTTCGTACGTGCGCGACGCGGAGAGCACGTGGCCGTAGCGGTAGGCGTCCTCGATGGCGTTCATCGTGGCCGGCGGGAGCACTTTATCGGTCGGAACGAACGTGTGCTGAAGGTCTTCAGGGAGGATACCGGCGTCGATCAACCGCTGGACCTGGCCCGGTGGCAAGGTCTCCGGCCCCACGGTCCCCGCAATGAACGCTTGGTGGTAGTCCTCGATGATCTGTTGCAGCTCGTACAGCTCGCCGGGCGTGAGCAAGGGCCGGTAGGTGTCGGCCTTAGCGATTCGCGTCCCTGTGGTCTTCTCGATGTGCTTCTTGAGCGCCTTCATCATGGCCACGAGCTGGGCGTCGTACGCCTTCTCGAAGCGCAAAACGCTCGTCACCATGGGCTTGTAGCGCTTGAATGTGCGCTTGCCGTAGCGGGGCACGGGCTCCGCCTTCACTAGAAGTCCGTTTCCGACCACCGCTTGGGCGATCTCGATAGGATCTAGGTTGGCCGGTGCTTGAACTCGTATCTTGGCTCGCGACGCCATGGGCTTACGGCGTCGTGACCAGATCCCCGGCGATCATGACGCGTACCCGCGCATCGGCCGTGGCGGAAAGGTTGCTCAGAGACACGGAACTCGTGTTGATCGTCGCCAAAAAGTAGGCGAGCACGCCATCTGCGGCGGTTGCTCCCGAAGGATCGGCGGGGCGTTGGATTTTCAGTGCCGCGGTGCCCGGTGTGCCGTTGATCCCGTTGGTGATCCCGATGGAATGGCCCAAAATGGCCAGTGCGGTGCCGCTCTGAATGTCGATCTCCGACGCGGAGCCCGTAAGCGTGCTCGTGAGCCGGAGCTGACTGGCGCTATCCGACGCGATAGGCGCCTGGCCGTTCAGTGCGAGGCACGAGTTGATGCGGTTGATGACCTGAGCGAGCGTCTGATCGGCCGCATCGAAGCTGCAAGACACGAGCCCGCCGTTGTCGACCTCAAGATTCAGGGTCTCACCGCCGGCAAAGCCAGTCGGATAGGTGCCCGCGGCCCCGTCGACGATGGCGCCCGTGGCAGCCGCGCCGCCGAAGGTCACTTCGATCTCCAAGTTGCTTTCGATGTAGATGAGCCGGGCTTGGGCCACGTCCCCCATGGGCACAGCGAGGTTCGTGGTGTTCGCTTCGAGCGTAATGACCTGCGAAATCGCGTGGTCGAGCGTGTCTAACAGCGCTGTGAAGCTCCGCTCAAAGAGGCAATCGTCGAGCGAGTTATCTTGACCCACTTCGAGCGAAAGCACCGTGTTCGTCCGTACCCCCATCATTCCCCCACAATCTCTACATCGATGATCTGGCGGTCATTGTGCACCCTTTGGCTCTTCCGCAACACTTCGACCGTCCGTATCGCGTCCATGGAAGCCGCTAGGGCCTCTTTCTGGCCGCTCTGCCCGCCTTTGACGCCTGAAGGTAGGTCTTTGCCCGAAGCCTTCTCGCCGGGCTTGTCCTTGGCTTCTGAGCCCTCTTTCTTCTTGTCGTCGTCGCTGGGCTCGTTGTCCTCGCCCGAAGCGGTCTTGAACCAGTCGGGCATGTCGTCGCCGCCCTCTTCGCCGAAGCCCTCTTCGCCGCCCTCATCCGCGCCGGTCTTGCTTTGGAACCACTGAAAGAACACCGGGTCGAGAATGATCTCGCCGAGCCCATCGGGCAGCGGGTCTTCATCCATTTCGGCGCGGATCTCGTCCACGGTCTTGACCTTGGTGACCTCAGTCATGCGGGCCTCGCGCTCTTTGTCTTCAGCCTTGGCGTCGAAGCCCGTGAACGCGAACTCGAAGTCGGGCTCTAGCTCCCAAATGATGTGCTCGTTGATCGTGTCTTCGATGTGCTCGATGAGCGGGCGGAGCCCCTTATCCTTCGACTCTTGCACTTCGTGCTGATTCGGGCGGCCCTCGAAGAGCGTGGAGCCCCCGCCACCCGAGCCGTAGATGAATCCGATCTCTACCGGGTCGATCCCGTAGACCGAACAGATGCTCTTGGTTAGGAAGTCGAGCCATTGGCCGAACTCCATTTCCCGGTTCGTCGAATGGAGCGAGACCCACTGAAGGTCTTCCGCATTCAGGATCGGGGTCTTCCACGAGTTTTGCACCCCCGTGACCATCGAGTACCACATGCGCCGGAACGCACGGAGCTGCCGGTCTGGGATGGCGCCTTTGACGTTGATCACGCCCTTGATCGCGGAGCCCTGCGAGAAGAACTTCGTATTGTATTCGAAGCCGTAGAGCCAGCTCGTGATCATGCGGATGAGCTGTTCGATGGGCGAGAAGCCAAAGCCGTTCACGCGTAGGTCGGAGCGCGGATTCATGACGCTCCACGCCAGATCGTCGGGTCCGAATTCGGCGATCACTGAATCTTCGTATACCTGAACGTATGCGACGCGGTTGCGGCGCTCTTCGGGGTCCATGTGCTCCACGTCCGCGACGGCGGGGCGAATGGTCTCCGTGGGCAGTGCGATGAAGCGGCTGATCCGGCCTTTGCGGTCGCGGATCTTCTCGATGCAGATTTGATCGTAGGTGAGGCAGTCTCGCACGATTTTCTTTAGGAAACCGCGGAACGAGTCGCGGTCGTAGGGCTTCTCGTTGGGCAGCATGTACCCGGTCGATTCGAGCATGCGCTCTAGCTCAGTTGCCTTTGATTGCTGCGCTTTCGTCATGACCTTGTTTTTGTCGCGACGGTCCCGAAGGATAATGCGGTAGCCCCGGTCGTAGTTGCCTTGCTGCGGGACGGCGAACTGGCTGAGCTGGTTCACGCGGGTCTGGATAATGGCCGCGATCACCGTGTTCGATATGCTCATCTGGCGGAGCGTATCGTACGTGAGAATGCTGGGGCGCTGCCGCCAGCCACCCCAATCCATGACGCTGTAGGGATCATGAAAGAGACCACGGGGCTTCTCTTCGGTGGGCTGCGCGAGCCCGCCCTTCATGAGCGCATCCTGCATGTCATCGAACGGCACGTCATCGCCTAGCTCATCGGCCTTGCGCAATGACTGCATGGCGCCGTCAAGAGCGCCTGTGCCAGCCGTTCGGATATCGTCTAAGAGCCCCATTAGTTACACGTGCACTTGCCCATCGGGAGCAGAAGATTCTGCATCTTGGTGAGATCCCCGTATCCGTGAAGCGGACAATCCCCGTCACCCTTTACCACGAACTCTGACTCTTCGGCGGTAAATGCGCGCGCCCTCTGAGCATCCTGCGACTTGCGTAGCGCGATGGCCGGATCTTCGGTGTCATCGATGAACGAGGCTTGCTTGTGGTGGTCTGTCATCTGCGGCGAGGGACGCACAGCCGGGTCTTCCTGAAGCCACGGTGACGCGCCGGAGCGCACGAGCGGTTGCTCCCCCGTCCAGCCATTGCCTTCTGAGTTGTCGAAGCCGCTCACATCGGGCTGAATGAGCCCGGAGTTACGGAGGATCGCGGCGATGCTGACGCTCGTCGCATCCTTGCCGGCGGCCAACAGATCGGGATTGGTGCGCATGTACACCACAAGCTCGTTCATGACCCGCTGGGCATAGAATTCGAGCTGATCGGTGTAGCCGGCGGGCTTGTTCGCCATGTGCTCGCATTCGAGCTTTTCGTGCTCGTAGGCTTGCTCGACAAACGCGGCGAGGTACTGAGGCAAGAGATTGTCGGCGAGCTTGCGGCCCTTGGCGTCGCCTTCGAAGGCGTAGAGCCCTTTCTTGAGCGTGGGCTCGAAGTGGCTTTTGCGCGTGTTGCAGCGGCCGATGAGCTGTTGGATCACGTCATCCTGAATGCCTACGGCCTTCATTTTGCCGATCAGCTCTTGGGACACGTCCCCGCCCTTCATCTTCGCGATCAGCTCTTGAATCACGTCCCCTTTGTTCTTCCCCATGAATGCGCTCTCTTTCTCTGGCCACCGCGCCCCCGCGTACTTGGCGGTCATCTTGCCCGACCCGTAGTCCATATCGTAGTACCGAGCTTTGTTCAGCTCTTCCAAGCCTTCGATGGCATCGCCGCTCTTCTTGACGGCCACGGCCGCGAGTAGCTTCTCCACTAGCTCGCCGCCTGCGTCGTCGTACATGTAGTGGCTGCGGCCCGACTGGCCCTCGAATTCAGGACCACCCCGAGCGAAATCGATGCGCCCTTCTGGGCCTTTCAGGTAGAACTCCCCGAAGCCCATATGCTCCATGCTGAAGCCGGGCAGCGCGTGATTGGCCCTAGTCATGAATCCGGTATCGGCGATGTGCTTGCCATCGGCGGTCATCCGGTGGCCTTCGACCCTGCCCGGCTTGACTTGCCGGCCTGCCTCGCGCGCCTTGTCGGCTGCGGCTTCTGCCGCGCGATTGTCTGCGGCGCGCTTGTCCGCGGCCTTCTTTGTCGCCTCTTTGGCGAGCCCGCTGAGCTTTTCGTAGCGATGATCTGCCGCACGCTTGGGGCCACGCTCACGCGCGTCATCGGTCAGTATTGAGCTGACTGAGCGCGCGAAGTCGGCTGCCTTTGCGTACTTTTTCGCAGCTTCCTCGTAGTTGCCGGCCTCATCGAGATCAACTGCTTCTTGCGCGATTTTAGCGCCCCCTTCGATCTTCGTTTTGGTAATGGCCATGCGCGCCAAATGCGATTCTTCGTAGCGCTTTTCCGCCTTGGCTTGGCTCTTCTCGCGCTCTTTCTGCTCTTGCTGCGTACCCCATTCGCTCATGGCGTCGCGAATCGACGCAAAGGCTTTCGCGTGCGAAGCATTCTTGGCCGTGTCGGGCGTCTCGCCGAGCTTCAGATCGGACAAGGCTTTGCCCGCCTTCGTGTCCAGAAGTGCGGCGAGTGATCGCCCTTCGGCTTGCGTCCTAACGCCCTTGACGCTCAGGCCCGATGGCACGTGGGTAACCGTGTACTTTCGGTCTTTACCGATGTACCCGCCAGCCTGCGTCTTGTGCGTGGCCCATAAGCCGTGAACCACGGCCTCGACTTCGCCGGAACCGTGCTTTTCAGCGCCGGGCTTTACGGAGAGCTGGATCGTCTTTTTGACGCCCTTGCTCTTGCTCTTGGCCTTGGCGCGCTTCTTTCGGGGCTTCTTATCCCGGTCGTCCCACGAAACCGTGTGCTTGGCATCCGCCCATTTGCCACCGCGTGGTCCAATGTACGGACCGCCCTTAGCTAGTGATCCCATGGCCTCTTTCGAGAGTGCGAGCCGTTGCTGGCCCGACTCTTTCTCTTGCTTGGTGCTGTAGAACAGCTTGTGAATGCGGTTGCGGAATGCAGTCTCCGCAATCGCGATCGTCTTCTCACGGTCGGCCCCCGCATCGAGCCGACGCTTGAGATCCGCCTGAATGGTCGTCTTGATCTTCTGCCCTTCGGGCGTGGCGACCACCGTGTTGAACTCTTTGACCGGCATATCGGCGCCGCCTTGAGCGGTCTCGCGAGCCTTCTCAGTCGCGGTCCACCCTTCGGAGCCCGGTAGATCCTCGCCGAACCGTTCTTTGTAGTTGCTAAGTAGTTCGCGCATGTCGCGCTCGTAGCCGCGGCGAATAGCGCCGCCCGTAGGACCGCCACGGGACGAGTCTTTGATCCTGCGCTCGTAGTGTTCGAACTGATCTTTCGCGTACTTGGTGGCGCTCTTCTTTTGCTGCTTCACCTTCTTGGAAGGGTCTTGACCGTGCTCGCGGAGCTTGCGGGCCGTGACTTCCAAGTTGTCGCGAAGGCGCGTGGCGTTGGCCACGTCCGTGCCTGATACGCGGCGAGCCTCATCCTTGGGCTGCTTGCCGTACTGGCGCTGGCTCATGTTCCGGTTGTGGACGCGAGCGGCCTTGAGGTGCCGTGTGATCGTCGACGCCAGCCGCTTACGGTCTGCGCCGGTCATCTTGGGCGCGTCGTTCATGGCCGCACGGAGCACTTCGACGTACCCGGATGGGGTCTTGTCTTTGGTCTTGTTGCGCGGGTCGTGAAGCGCGCTCATCGCCGTGGTGATCGCACTCGCGTGCTTGGCCGCCAGCTCCCCGCTCTCTTTGCGGTTGACCTTGGCGCCCTTCTTTTTCTTCGCGTCGTCAGACCACGCAATGGTGTGCTTGGCGTCTGCCCACTTCCCCCCGCGCGGCCCGATGTAAGGGCCGCCTTTGCTGAGTGCTTCGAGACTTGAGATAGCGTCCATGCTCTTCTTTTTTTGTTCGTAGTGCCGCTTACGTGCGTTGTTATGCAAGGAATGCTCTGCCCCGCGCCCTCGAAAGGCCGTCCAGCGTTCGGGATCTTTCTGAATCATCTTCTCAATGTCAGCATCGCTCAGCGGGTTTTCCGAGCGCTGCATTTCACGGAAAGCCTCACGCTGCTCACGCACTTTCTTTTCGTCAGCTTCAGCTTGCGCGCGGGGCTTGACCATTTTGACACTGAACGCCGGAATGCCGTCTTGTTCCTGCATTTTGAAGCTCGTGGTCACTTGATCTTTACGACGCACACGACTGATCCGTGTTTTGATGCGCGAGCGAAGCTGCACTTCGGTCATGTCACCGGGTACGCCCCCATTGCTTTCGATGTGCTCTTTGACCGCTTCGTAGATGGCTTGATCAGCGTCCACACGCGTAGGTAAGACTTTGGCGCGCTTTTTGGAAGCGCGTTTCGCGCCGCTCTCTTTCCACGCAATCGTGTGCTTCGCATCTGCCCATTTACCGCCCTTCGGTCCGATGTAGGGACCGCCCTTGATCATGCGGACTAGCCCCTCGATTGCATCCATCATTGTTCTCTCCGAATCACAAAGCTCTTGTCCAAAGACTCCGCATCGCTGCCGTGCTTCTTGGCGTGGCTCAGGAATCTCGCGATTGCCTTCTTGCCCCGGTCCCCGCTGTAGGGGCCTGAATGGTTCGCCACCGAAGCCAAGTGCTTGTACTGCGTGGCGAGCTTGTTCCGGTTCACTTCGGCCGCCTGCTTCGCGAGCATCTTGTACGCGTCGCTGACGCCCTTTGAGTGAAAGTAGTCCATTTCACCAAAGTGCTTGTCGATATCGTCGACACTCATCTTCGCCAGCTCGCTCGTCGACCGGAGCCCCTTGCCCCGAAGCCGTTCGCTAATGGGGATCGGGTCGCCAGTCGGCGGGCCAGCCTTGGCAGCGGTCTTCTTTTTCTTCGCAGCCTTGTCGGCTTTCGCCTTGGCTTGCTGCGCGTCGGAAACGCCCGTGGCCTTGCGCTGTTTGGCCCAATGCTTGAACGCGATCTCTTTGGCTTCATCGCGCGGGATGCCCTTGGCGCCTAGCTCGTCGTACGCGACCATGAGCGCCGCATCGAGCTTTTGCTCATCGCTCATGTGCCCACCGTACTTCTCTGCGTACGGCCGAAGAGTGTTCTCACCACGCCACGAAAAGCTCGCGCCGCCGTTCGCTATGTGCCCGTCTTCATTGAAGACCGCGACCATTACATCGCTGTACGTGCTGCCCTTGGGTTTGTTCCAATGGCCGGTGGTCTTCGGGTCTAGCGTCTGGCGCATGAGCCGACCGCGACCCTTCTTGTCCCGGTCAATCCACACGCGCATCTGCGTGCGACTCCGACCGTAGGGGTAGTCCTCGATCACGTAGGCCGTCTCTGGCGACTTGTGGTCGGGGTGCAGCGCATCGCCGGGCTTGTACGGCGCGTCGCCGTTCACCACGTCTGCGGCGTCGTACCCATCGGTACTCATCGCCCCTTCGGGAAGCTCAGGCTTCTTGCCGAACTTCATCGGGCTCAGCGTGTGCGGCATGGCGATCTCTTCGCCGACGCCCTTGGGCTTTTCTGCCGCAGCTCTCTTGTGCGCTTCTCGTTCGAACTCGAAGGGCATGGCGAGCGTCTTGCCGTCTTTGATCGCCTGCGACGCGGCCTGATAGCTGCCGTACTCTACGAGCATCGAAGCCATCTGCTTTTCGATCTGCGCGGGCGATGGACCATCCATTTGCGCGTCGTACCAATCGTCTTTGTCTTTGGCCGGAACGGGAACGGACTTGCGCTCTTTCCATGCGATCGTGTGCGCCGCGTCGGCCCACTTTCCACCACGCGGCCCAATGTAAGGTCCACCCTTGCGCAGCGAGTCGGCTAGCTCACTCTTGCGGACGAGCTTGATCCCCTTGTTATAGAGCTGCTTCGCGAGATTGCTGTCCTTCACCGGACCATTGGTCTGCGGCTTGCGGGAGCGGTACTTCATGCTCTCCCGGTAGGTCGCATCGATCGCCACGTACTTCGTGGTGTCGAAGCCGTAGTCCCCCAGAACGTCACGAACCTGCTTCAGCTTCCAACTGTAGTCGGGGCTCTTTTCGTACGCCTCATTTCGGAGCTTGCGCACAGCCGCTTTGGCCTTGGCCTTGCTCACGCCCGCGCGGCGGAGCTTGCTCTCCGCGAAATCCATGGCTTGGAGCGCGGGCTCTTTCGATTCCTTGTACTTCGAGAACGCATCGGCGCCGCGCTGCTTCACGGCCGTCTCCCCCTCGTGCACTTCCAAGCTCATCATGGACATGCCCTTGGCTTCGAGCTTCGCGGCTTCCTTCGGCGTGATCACCCCGTACTCCACGAGATTGCGGTGGAAGAGGCTCGCTTGGTCGGCGGCGTCGTCGCCCATCGAACGGAAGTCGGCGCCCTTGTAGCCCAAGAGCTTCAGCCCGTGCCAACGGTCCCCACCGATCGCGGCCGACACGTCCGCATCTTGGGGCTGCTTCTTCGAGCGCTCTTTGAGTGTTTCGTTGATCTCGTCGGAGCCGTAGTGCTCATCGGCCATCGCTTGGCGGGCCTTGGCTCGCCCCTTGGCACGGGCAGCCTTCGACTTGCTCTGCGCAGCGCCCATCTTCTTGCCGATGGCCTCGCGCGACTTCAGCTCTTTGCGGTAGACACCGATCTCATCGCGGTAATGCCCGCCACGGTCTCCGCCGGTCTCCCGGTCCATCGCATCGGCGTGAACCAGCGTCGATAGGGCGTCCTGAATGGCGCCTTCGAGCTGATCGTTGTTCATGCCCTTGGCACGAGCTGCGTAGCGCTTCCAAGGGAAGCCTACCTCTTCGCCCGGCCCGAGCGTGCGCTTGCCACGGCCGGTCACCCGCGCGTGGTGTCGCTTTGCGCTCTCGTACGGAATCTTGTGCTGTGGGTCTGCCCACTTGCCGCCACGGGGGCCGATGTACGGGCCGCCCTTCACGATGAAACGCTTGGTGGGCACGGTGAAAGCTACGCTCTTTTTCACGCCGCCTTGCTTGTCCATGTGCTCGCGAATCTCGTCCTCGTAGTCTTCGATGGGCCAGAACACGCCGTCGCCGTTGCCGCCTTGAATCTGCTCCGCGTCCTTATCCTCTTCGGGGGCATCGAAGCTCGCGACACGCTTCACCAAGTCATCGAGTGAGACACTTGGCGGTTTGTCGCCGCCGCCGTTTTCTGACTTGTGCATGCCTGATTCCACCTCTTGTGTGAGCCGCTTCCCCAACCTCAGAAAATCGCGAACGTAGTTGGCATCATGCACTACGTCGCCTTTGCCGGCACCACCGGCCCACACGGCCTTCGGGGGTCGACCCGACTTGAACAGTGCGAACTCGTCAGCGGTGCGCGCGATGGCCTCGAAGTTGGAAGGAATGCGGGTGTGCGCGTGACGCACAATATCCTCTGGGACGTACCGGCCGGTCTTCTCGGCTCGCGTCTCGACACGATCGATCGCCTCGTTCATGTCGACGTGTGGCATGATGACCTGGACGTGGTAGCCGGCCGCTTTGAGATCGGCGATCTTCTTGCGGTACTTTTCGACGTTCTTGCCGGTTCCATCGAGAATGATGTTCTTGCGTTGCTCGATGGCGAGTTTCTGAATCTCGATCGCTACGTCGGAGCTTTCGTTGTGCACGAGAAACGCGGCGTCGCGGGCGCTGACGGTCTTGCCATCCTTCTCGCCTAAGTTGATGCCCTTTTGGTACTCAGGAAGCTCTTCCTTCACGTCATCGGGGTTCACCACCGCGAAGTCATTGAAGTTGCTCTGGACGTGCTTGACGAGCGTGGTCTTGCCCGCCGCGGGGCCGCCCATGGTGACGATGGCCGTGGGCTTCTGGTTCTCAGGGACGGTCGGCACGTGGTCGAGAAACTTCGCGTAGATTTCCTCGTGGAGCTTCTTGCGGACGGGGGTGTACTCGCCGTCTTCTCCCTTGTGCTGCTTGTCGGTTTCTTGGAGCCCGTAGTCGGCCCCCTTGACCCACTCTCGCGTGGCGGCTGGTTTGGGGGCGTCTTCGGTCCCCTTGGGCTTGCCCTTCCCGTCGTCCTGAGCCTTGTCGCGCCCTTTGGGCGCGACGGCCGATCCGGGTCGACGCTTCCCATTATCCTCTGGCTTTGATTTTTCCTTCCCCGCTGTATCGGGGGCGGCCTTGGTGCGTCCCTTTGCGGGCTCGTCCTGGCCCTTCTTACGGCCCTTGGGGATCTCGTGAACGCCAGACTGTCTTCGGCCCTTGGGCTCGTCTTTGGCCCCTTTGCGGCGCCCCTTCAACTCTTTGTACGGGATCGTGTGCGCGGAGTCGGCCCACTTGCCCCCTTTGGGACCGTAGAAGATGGCCTTGGTGAGCAACAGCTCGCCACGCGCCCGCCGGGCTTGAGCCTTCTCCATGACGGCGCGAAGCGCGCCCGCGTCCCCAATCGGCGGTCTACCCCTCATTGCTTCCTCGCCGTGAGCCTAACTTGCTTTTTCTTCTTTTTCCGCTTTCGCTTTCGCTTCCCATCGCCCGGAAGCTCCGTGCCCTCTTCGGGATAGGTGGTGACGCCGGCCTTGAGCCGGTCACGCGCCATGAGCTTGGGGCTCTTGCGCGGCTTGTGCTCTTGCTTGACCCCGGTGTGCTCGAAGGGATCTTCGCTCTCTTCGCGGTCGAGCTTCCACCGAATCACCGGCTTGTCGGGGAGCACCTTGCCGTGGAAGCCCCACTTGCCTCGCACCCGCTCCGCGTCGGCGCGGCGTCGGTTCTGCGACTGCTCCCGCTCCCGCTTGTGCGAATCCGCGTTCTCCGGGGGATAATAGATGCTCTGGTAGTCGGGAATCGGGGGCGTATCGAAGCGGGGCGCACCGCGGGATTCCCCCACTTGGATGTTCGGCGTGAGCGTCGTCCGTGCCTTCACGATGAGCGTGGGCTCGCCGAAGAGAAGCCTGAATGCCTTTTCGAGCATCCCCAGCTCTTTGACCATTCCGAGCCACTTGTCGAAGGCTGCTTCGATGGGGGCGAACTCTTTGGGGGCCATGAACACCCCGTCGTCCACCCGACCGTCGTAGGTGTGGTGCGTCAGAAGCGAGTTGAACCGACCCTTGTCGTTCATCTTCTTGTGCACGTACTGCTCGAAGCCGCGTGCCCACATTTCAGCCGGCGAGCCCCAATATCCTCTAGGCCCGGTCTTGCGCTCGACCCGCTCTGCGCGGTCCCGCATGGGGCTCTTGAGCAAGAGCATGTGCACCGCTTCCTTGGCGGCAATCTCATCGGCGTGCTGTTCCCGCATCGCCGGGGTGGCGCTAATGATGCTCGTCGCGTCATCGAGCGCGTGCCCGTACTCATGAGCGAGCGCGGAAGCTCGTTCCATCGAAATCCGAATCATCGGGGGCGCCTGATCCATCTTCTCTTGGAGCCCGTGCGAGCCCATGGAAGGCGTCGCCTCTTCGCCGCCGAAGTTCCAATCCCGGTCCCAATCTTGCGGGTTGCGGCTTCGGGGGCGCACGTACTGCGCTCCGTAGGCGTAGCCGGGCGCGTACAGCGCCTCTTGGGCCGTCACGCGAATCTGAAGCGAGCCGTGGCTGAGCTTCACCGCGCCCAGCACGTCGGCCAAGTCTTCGAACGCGTTGCTGAGCATGCCTGTAATGTGCGTTTGGATAGGCTCAGGGAGCGTCGGGTTGATATCGATCATGGCCAAGTTGTAGGTGTCGGCCACTTCTTGCGGGTCCGTGCTCTTCGGACGGCGCCACGATGTGTCTTGCTCGAAGGCTTTGGCCTTCTTGACGAGCTTTTGATGCCTCGCGTACCCGTCATCGCCCTTTTTCGGGGGTGCTCCGGGGGCGCGGATGGCCCAGCCAAGCGAGTTGCCGAGCAAGTTGATGACCTGGATCTTGTGGTCTCCGAGATCCACCACGGTCTCGGTGAACTTCTGTACGTCATCGAACGTGCGGAGCTTCATGGACTGCTCCAAGAGCTTCTGAGTCTCCGCCTTCGATGGAATCCCGGTCATTTCGTTGACCTTGTAGTTGGCGATCCCTTGCACGGCCTCTTTTTGCTTCTCCGGGTCGAGCGTTTCCTTCAGCTCTTGTTGCAGGGCTTCGAGATTGCCGTAGCGCACGAGTATCCCGCGCAGATGATCGCCTAGCTCCGAGCTGACCACGCCCGCCCAGCCGTTGATGTGGGGCTCGCGAGCGGGCTTTTTCTTCTTGGCCTTGGCCTTGCGCGCGGGCTTCTTGGCGTCGGGATACCAATGGTCCCACTTGCCGGCGACCTTCTTGCGATACGCGCCCTTCTTGCTGCCCGGCGCCGGGACGTAGCCGGCCGGCGGCCTCGATGCCTTCTCGATGGTCTCTAGCTTCTCGTAGTAGTTCGGGTCTTCGGTCAGATGGTCCATGGCGATCTCAGCCGCGATGGCCCGGTCGCTCGTGTGCTCTAGCTCAACCTTGATACCCGCTTCGAGCTTCGCCTTGTCGAAGTCGGAAGGCTTCTTGCCGCTGGCGAGCCCTCCGGGGATTTTGTCGCCCCCTGCTTTGCGGAACTCCGCCCCATCGAAGTCGCGGGCTTGCTCAAGTAGCTCGTCTTTGTCGAGCGCAACCTCTACGCATGGGACTTTTTGACCCAGCGCATCGCATGCGGCCCATCGATGGTGCCCGTCCAGAATGAAGTGGTCTTGGCTCACCACAATCGGCTTTTTGAGCGCTTCAGGGGTGTTCTTCAACCGCTCAACTTTGGACGTATCGAGCTTGTTTTGCATCGGTTTGAGCTTGTTGGCGTCGTAGCTCTTGCGACTGCACTTCGCGCCGTCCTCGCGCAGCTCTTTCAGGAACGCCGGGAGCTTCTTGGCGACGATCTGCGGCATTTCGACGCGCTTCTCGTCCCCATTCAACTTCTGCGACGCCTTGATCACGAGCGTGGGCTCACTCTTGACCGCGATCGTGCGAACCGTAGGCGGTTTGCCGTAGTCGGTTTGCGTGTTCCGGCGCCAGTACGCGATGGCCCGTTTCGTCAGCTCCATGCGGATATCGGAGCTGATATGAGGCATCGCGCGCAGCGTTGTGACGAAACTGGCGCGTGCCAGCGTCAGCCGATGGGTCTGCGTGGTCTGATCGAAGTGTGCATTCGTATCGAGAATGATGCGCTGCACCTCTTGCTCATCGGCCGCATCGAGCCCCAAGCCGTGGGTCACGTCCTCGATGGCAATGATGTGCCGGGGCATCGGCGCATCCTCTGTGGTCTCGTTCTCGCGAAAGACTCGATTGGCGGCGAGCTGTTGCGCTAGCAACTCCCCCTTGCCGGCGGCAATGCGCGCACGGAGCTTGTCGGGCGAGACCATCGACGGGAAACCCGAAGATGCGTTGGTGTGCCAACGAGAGCGTTCAGCCACGTGAAATCACCGCCCGTACGCGGCCTTTGAATGGCGTCTCAAATTCCCCCGAATCCAATTTGCCAGGCACGCGCACGGGCGATCCCCCGATGAAAAAACTGTGGTTCGCACTGAACCAATGCTGCCCGCAAGGGTACTTCAGCGCAACGTCGAAGGCTCGTTATCCTTTGGGGCAAAACTGGACCCCACCTATTCAACTGAGGCACGATAGTCTTGTGGTCCTGATCTATGTGCAGTGCGCCGCGTGCAAAGCCGAAGCGCCCGCGACCGATAACGACGGCAAGCCGGATATTCCCGAAGACTGGCGTGCGCTTTGGGCGGAGAGCAATCCGAAGTACGAGCTGTACGCGTGCTCTGCCGGCTGCCGGCGAATCACGAGCCACGCCTTGCTCGCCTCTTACCCCCTAGATCACGTCATGGAGCGCCTCGTCGAATGCCTACCGAGCCCCGCATGAAGATCGTGATCGTCGAGTCGCCTTACAGCGGCGAGGTAGAGGATAATGAGGCGTACGCCGAAGCGTGCCTCTTCGATTCGTTGCTACGCGGCGAGTCGCCGTTCGCGAGCCACTTGCTCTACACGCGGGTGCTCGATGACACGATTCCCGAGCACCGCGAACTCGGCATGCTCGCCGCACGCGAGATCATGCTCCGCTCCGATCTCACAGCGGTCTACATGGACCGCGGGCTCACGGACGGCATGAAAGAGGGGATCAAGCACGCGCGTCGACACCACCGCCCCGTCGAAGAGCGCTGGCTCAGTCGCTACACGCCTACGGGCGGGTCGAGCGGCGTGCGGCCGTAACTCGAAAAGCGCTGGGGGAATCGAACCCCCACCACCGACCACGGTCGCAGTTTGTCGCGGAAGGGAATCGAACCCTCCGGGCCACACTCAGGCAGCGCCCACGGACACACTAGCCGATCCTTCGTATACGCGCCAATCAGGAAAATGCCGTCATCCCTGGACGTGGCCACTTGGTTTGGCTAAACAGATGGCCGTGGGGATTCATTGGAGTGACAAGCCTTATCACGCATCGCATTGGTGGGAGTCTCACGGCGGGCGGATTCGTTGCAAACTCTGTTGGATGGAACGGTCCAGCATCTTCGTAGGCGCGCGATTCCAGTGCGACGCCTACGAGAAGAAGCCACCGAAACGTCCCCGACCTTTGCACGTAGGGTTGAAACAGCCCCGCGTTTGAAACCGGCACAACGGACACTAGGGAGAACGGGCGGTCATGGCACGAGCCACGATATTGTACAAAGATGCGCGCAGTGGGAATGCGCTTCTACGCATCGGGTCTTGGGAGCGATGGTACGGCAAGGATCACTTGCCCCTGCGAACCGCAGAGCCACCCAAGCCTGTGATCGAACGCTACAAAGCGAGTACAACCAAAAGTCGTGGCCAGCCTGAGCACAGCCGAAGTTGACGACCTGATCCTCGAAATGCAGGGGGCCGACGACGACCCCTACTGGCAAGCGCTCTACCAAGAGCTTCTGAAGAGCGACCTTTGCCTCTTCGCAAAGGATATTCTCGGCCTTGAGATCGGCCCGCACCTCGTGGATTGGGGGAACCTCGTTCACGACAAGCGACGCATTGCGATCAACGCGGCTCGTGACCATTCGAAGAGCGCCTTCTTTTCGTACGCCTACCCCATCTGGCGCGCGTGGTCGGAGCCCGGATGCGAAGTCTACCTCTTCAGCGCGACGCTCGATGGCGCGATGGAATTCCTCGATATTATCATCTACGGCCGCGACAACCTGAAGGGGATGATCGATATCCCCGAGCTGCAACACTTGGTGCCGCAGAACGAAGGGAAGGGCTCGCGCACGCGCTTGAACCGGGGTGACGCACGGCTCACCAACAACTCGCGTATCCGGGCCATCGGCTACGGCAAAAAGGTCCGTGGTCGTCACCCCAAGTACATCGTCTGCGATGACGTGCTGAACGATGAAGATATGTGGTCGGAGACCGTTCGCAAAAAGAACATCGAGTATTTCAAGAGCGCGATCACGAACATGCTCACGCCCGAAGGCCAGCTCGTGTGCGTCGGGACGCCGTACCACATGGCCGACCTGTGGGGCTTCCTCCGGCACAACCGGATGTACACGTTCAAGAAGTACCCCGGCATTATCCGTGACAAGGATACCGGCGATGAGCGCGCGCTGTTCCCTTGGCGATGGACGCTCAAGAGACTCAAGGACAAGCGCGAAGAGATCGGGAGCGTCAGCTTCACGCGTGAGATTCTGTGCGACCCGATCAGCGATGAACTTTCGATCTTCCCGAGCTACCTCTTCCCGCCGCTGTTCGATCCCGTGCTCACCTTGCGCCCAAGTCTGAATGAGATTCGCGAGCGCAAGTGGTCGACGTACATCGGAGTCGATATCGCGCGCTCTGCGAACGTCGGCGCTGACTACTTCGTGATCTACACCATCGCCAAAGACAAGATGGGCAACGTGATCATCGTCGATATCAACCGCAGCAAGGGTTTGCAGTTTCGCACCCAGCTAGAGAAGATCGCGCAAGACGCGCTCAACTACGACCCCGGCCTCATCTTCATCGAGAGCAATGCGATGCAGCAAATCTACACCGATGAAATGCGCCGCCTCACGGATCTCCCCGTGAAGGAATTCATTACGCTCGCCACGAACAAGTACCCACTCGACCGCGGCATTCCGGGGCTACGCATCTTGCTCGAAAATGAGAAGGTCATTATCCCGCGCGGCGACGAGTACAGCCGACGCATGACCGATATCTGGATCGAAGAAATGAGCATGTTCGGCTACATCGATGGGAAGCTCCAAGGCATCGGAAGCCACGACGACACCGTTTCAGGGTTTTGGTTTGCGTGTGAAGCCGCCAAGGCCGGTGGCTTCAGCTTCGCGTTCGGCGATGAAGAGGATGACGACGACTCCGACGACGACCTAGCCGGCGGCGATTGGGAGAGTGTCATGCTGGGCGAAGAAGAAGAAGAAGACGACTCCGCTTTCGGCACCTAGTCTTTCATCTGCGCCGCTAGCATTTCAGAACGCGTGACGAACACCTTGTCGCTCTCTTCGAGCTTCGTGTGGTCGTAGATTTGTAGGCGCTCCGCGATGCGCATGGCCTGCGTCATGATCTTGTGGCTCTCCGCGAAGATGAGCGCACCCGCGCAGTGGCGCACCGGACCCTCGCTGCCGCCGGCCTCAGTGGTCTTGTGGCAAGCGAACGTCCCACCATCGCGCGAGAGCATCATGTCAGCAATCTCGCGAGCACGTGCCGGCCGTAGTCGAATGCCCCCGTCTTTCAGGAAGGGGCAATCGGAGCACGGGCGTACCAAGTCGAAGTGCATGACGATCCACCCTATACGACGGGCCGCATACGGTCAAATCCCTTCGAGCTGCATCTTGTCGGCGAGCCACTTCGGGATCTGTAGGCAGCAAAGCGCGGAGCGGTTGCCATGCGCCTCGTTCAGCGCGTCGACGTTCAGCGCTTCGAGCTGGCTCTTTGGGAGCCACACCACCTTGCCTTGCGTCATGACGCGAAAGGCGGCGTCGCTCTTGCTGAGCACCTTATCGATATCGATTTCGATGGTGGGGGTCTTCGCCACCCGCGGAACCTATCGCGATCAATACTCCGACGCGAGCATGATTGTGAGCACGCGCGCTGTGCGGGTATCGGCCGGGTCTTCGGCGCCCATGCTGTAGCTCGCGTCCGCGTAGTAATCGAACTTCCAAAAGTAGGTCACCTTCTCGAAGTCGAGCGCACCGAAGTCGTGCTCGCCGTGGGGATCGTTCCCATCGAGCATGCCGGCCTCATCGAAGGCGTCGTAGCTCTTCACGAGCTGCATGAGCCCGCGCATCTTGTCGACGGGGAGTGAGGCTACGCCCACGGTGGCCACGAGCCTGCAAGTGCCATGCTTGCGCGCGCGGTCGTTTAGCTCTGCGATGGTGCTCATGATGTTCGGCTCTCTTCCTCTAGGTCAGCTAGTCGCTCTTCGGCCGCGTCCAGCGCCGTGAGCAGTGTGGATACATCGTTGTCGTAGTCGTAGAACTTGGGGAACGGGGATACGACTTCGGCCTCATCGACCTTGCGCTCGCACGCGAGGCAGTAGCCGTAGCCTTCGAAGTCTGCGCGGCTCATGTCGACCTCGCCGAAACAGCCATGGATGTGCACGAACCGCTTGATCTCCATGGCCGTGAGCCGTGCTCTGATCTTCGCGTAGTTCATGCCGTAACCTCCGTGTGCACTGCGGGATCGACCACGAAGCGAGTACCAATGTAGTCGTTCTCTGGGACAAGGAACGCCTTCTGATTGCCGTCCACGGCGCGCTCTGCGACCACGAACACGAAGCCTTCGGGGCACTTCTCGTACCACGAGCCCCATGCGGCCTTGACCACGTAGTTGTTCACGTTCCGTGCGTGGTGCTCGCGCTCCCGCAAGGTCAAGCTCTCTTCGGCCGTGAGCTTCACGCCGAACGCCGCTTCGTAGGCATCGGGGAAGTAGTTTTTGATCGACTCGTGCGCGTACTCCACCTTGCTCGCTTCGAAGTATTCGGGGAAGGCCAAGTAGACCGCGCCGTACGCGCAATCCTCTTCGAACCAAACGGCACTGCCGTACGCTTCGCCGATGCTGGCGAGCGCGGGGTTCATCGTGGCGAACTTGCCCTTGCTGACGCTGTAGCCGCCGTGTCCCGGCGTGCTGTAAAAGTTGATTCCTCGCGTGACCGCCGTCTTGTGATCCGCTTTGCCCCATGGTGTCGTAGTAGCCATAACTCGTGTTCCCTTCACCTTCATAGTATACGACGCATCGTATAATAAAAGTGGGGGAGCTAACAAGTTGGCCAGTTAGGGGCTTTTCTCGCTACCCTGGACGCATGCGCTTCACTCGACCGCATGCGTGGTGGGAGCATTTCATCGCTCGCTGGCGACTGAAGCGCCGCTAGTTGGTACGAAGCCGGCGGAAGACCGCCTCGTGCGCGAAGCCCTGAACGGCGTTCAACGGCCGCTTATCGACGGGGGTGATCTCGCGCACGCACACGGCATACTTGTGGGAACGGCGCAGCGCGTTCATGCCCGCACGAGCTAGCTTCTCTTGGCTCGTAATGCGGTAAACCTCTTGCTTGCCGTCATGCGTGATACCCACGAGCACGGCGATCGGAGCTGCGCGCGCCGTTCGATAGAACGCCTCAGTGCCATCCGGCATGTGGAACATGTAGTCCTGCGAATAGCTTTGCTTGCACACGGGACACGGGACTTGGGGGGTTGTCTCTGTAGTCATTGGGTCATCTTTCTTGGCGTCCTCGCGCCGACCCTACCCCAATGCACCGTCTACGGTCAACTAGGCAACGGCCCAAAGCCAATCATGCACTTCGGCCGTGCCCATCTGCGGGAAGCGGTAGCGGAGCACGTCGTCACGATCCCGAAGCGCATGCTTCCACCGCCCCCAATGCTTGCTGCCTGGACGCACGATGGGATGCCCGCCTTGGCCCCCGTAAGAGCTGCCTTCCCCTTCGAAGCGACGCACGTACGGATTGCGGGTCGTGTGCCCCTTGTTCGTGTGCGCGTCGACCCGGCACGCCATGAGCCCGCGCTCACAAAGCGCGTCACGTAGCTCGTCGGCAAAGCCCCCGTCGCCGCCAGCATCCCCCTGAGCTGTGCTGCAACAGTAGAGCGTGACGATCAGCCCATCGTCGACTGACACCGCGTCAAGGTGCCGTGCAAGTGCCGTCAAGTGGTTCCGCCGAAACCCGAACTGAATCCCCGTGCGCCAGCCATGCGCGAAGATCGCCAAGTGCCGAAGGTTCGCCGTTCCCCCGATGGCGTGAATCATTTCGCCACGTCGTACCGGATTCGTCGCCCGGTTATCGATGCACACCACGCGTCCCGACAAGCCCTCCCCGTTCCAATACTCGATGAACCGATGTGCCTCTGGGATGAACGCGCGCGTCGCATCCCGCTTCCCCTTCGTATCGTGCATCGGCGCAATCGCGAGCACTTCCTCTGACCCCATGGCTACCCCCTCAGTGTTTTCAACCGGAGCGCTAACTCCGCATCGCTCATGTTCACATCGTAGTCTCTGAGCACCACGCGCTCGAAAGGGTTCGGCTTGGTTGGGTCGACTTGGCCGGATATCCCCGCAGTGAAGCCGATGCCCACTGGCAAGAGATCACGCATGGCGCGCTTGAACTTCATGAGATCAAAACCGCGCTCCACGACCTTCAGATCAATGGCCACCGTGTGCTTGTCCACGTTGCTCACGACTTCGACTTCGAGCACGCCGGGGTGAGCGAGCGCGGCCCTAGAGAGCCAGTCGAGCGAGAAGGCCATGCCCCAGAATGCCCGCAATCCCCCGTGTTTACCAAGCCCCCTCGGAAAACTAGACGGTCGATTTGACACGCTATACGGTCTGCCGTACCTTTTAGATGAAGGGAAAAGAGACCATGACCAAAACAGTTTTCACGAGTTACACCAACTTCAAAGAGAAGTACGGCGAATCGCTGCCGTTCATTTCCGCAGTGTGCGGAGCCTACACCGCCCCCGAATCGCTGAGCGTCATCTACGTCGAAGGCGTCGCGGCCATCTTCCTGCGAGACAATGATCGCGGCCCACGCTCCACATGCACGGCGGAAGCCTACGGATGGAAAGCCAAGCGCAACGCGTATTGGTACGAAGGCTACAGCACGCCGGAAAGGCGCAGCGAAGTCGTGTTGGGGTTCATCAACAATCTTCTGAAGCACAAGGCTGAAGTGGCTGCGAACCGCAAGGGCAACACCACGCACGATGTGAAGATCGGCGATATCTTCGTTTCGAGCTGGGGCTACGACCAAACGAACGTCGATTTTTACAAGGTCACGCGGACCACAAAGTGCACCGCAGACTTGGTGAAGATCGGATGCAAGCGAACCGATGACTCCCATTGCTCGCCAAACCCGACCCACGAGTTGGAAGAGACTTTCAAGCGGAAGCGAATCCGGGCCGGCTACGAAGGCAATCCCAGCGTTCGAATCGATGACGTGTGCAGCGCAAGCCGATGTGCTCCCGACTCGACCCATTACGAGACCCCTTGGGGCATGGGCCACTAGGCAACTCAGGGCGAGCGTGCACTTTGGTCAGTGCGCGCCCGTCTTCGGGTGGCTGTAGTCTCCCTTCAACTTTCTACGGCCTTCCCACTCGACCCCTCAGAGCATGCTGTTCTGGGGGGTCACTTTTTTGTACGCTCCGCCCATGGTCGACCCGCCGCCGTTCGAAGATCCCGACTCGAAGAACATCGTCACGCCCGAAGATGTGGACGCCTTCTGCCCCGTGCACGGATGCGTCGCGACGATCACCTTGGAGCGGGCCTATGGCGCCTACGTGATCACGTGCGGCAAGTGCGGCCAAGCCTGTGCCGTGCACGCACACGTTGACACGCCCAAGAGCCGGCGTTAGCTTCTCGGCATGCCAATCTACCATTGACGGTCGCGCGACTGACGCGCTTTTGGATTCTGACTCTCCCCAGCGCGCCTCATCGCGGCCTGGGGTTTTTTGCGTGGGTAGCTCATTGGAAGAGCGCCGGGACTCTCGTAGAGACACCCCGGAGGTAGGTGGTTCAATCCCACCCCCACGCTCCCCGGCGTCGTGTTCTAACGGCCAAGATGCAGACCGTAATGACGTTTGCGATGTGGGTTCGATTCCCGCCGACGCCGCTAAGCTGTACGTGGTGACCCGCGACGATCTCCCGCCGGGGCTCGCTGCGGCTCAGCTTGGCCATGCGCTCGTGGGCTACGTGCTCGCTCAGCCCGCTCAGGCGGCCCGCTGGCACACGCGGAGCAATAACCTCGTGTGTCTGGCCGTCCCGACCCTAGAAGCCCTAAGCGGGCTCGCGGAGCGCCTTGCCGGCGCAAGCGTGCCAATGCTTTGCTTCCACGAGCCCGACCTAGGTGGGGAACTCACGGCGGTTGCGGTCTCGCCAGCGGGTGCGCGGCTACTGGCATCGCTGCCTCTTGCACTGCGGTCTCATGCCCTACGGACGCGCGAGACCCCCGCGATCTGACACTAGAGGTTGACGATCTCCCAATAGTTGAACTTCGTGCCCAACGCGTCGCGGAGCCCAAACATCGGGCCGCTCTGCTCTTTGCATTCATTGTCGTAGTCGTGAGCGTACTTCGGCACCTTCAGCTCGCCCTGTAGGAACGCGTGGCCCGATTCCGTGATCCGCCACATCCCGGTTGAATTCTCGTCCTTCGTGCGCCCCGGCGGTCGCTTCTCTAGGAGCCCCCAAAGTTGGAGCTTGACCCAATCGCGCACGTGGTCGGTGATCTGAAACTTGCGCTCCGCAATCTTGTCGGGACGCCATTCCCGCACGTCGCTAATGTGTGAATATCCTTCGGCGTCGCGCTCCGTTTTGTTGAACGCAATGAGCACGCTCGCCATGCCGTTGTTGAGCCCGCGCTTTTGGCGAATCGCTTTGCGTTCGCACACCGGGCAGTGAAGCCGTTCCCCAGCGAGCACGCGGCGCATGAAAGACTCGTTGCGCGTGTCGGGCATGCCCGCTGCAAGGAAGTCAGTCACGACCTGAATCCCCGGCTCGGCACGCTTGCGCTGTTCCTCGGAGAGCGCCTTCCACGCCGGAGCAATCAGGTTGTCTAGGATCGCGCTGTACACCTTGATCTGTTCGGGAGTCGGTCGTTCTGCCATCGAGCGGAAGTATCAAACGCACCGTAGACCGTCAAGCTAGAGGATAATCGCACACTTGGTGAGGTAGATCACTTCCCATCTATACGGTCCACCGCCTATTCTGAAAGGGCAATGAAGGGAGCTAAGACGATGGACCGAACAAGACTCAAGAACGCGCTACGCGGCATTGAATGCGAGATCGAGCAAATCGAGCAAGCGATTCAATACGACTGCTTCGCGCGCAAACCCGAAGACCGCGAAAAGAAGCGCGCGCATCGTGCGCTGACCGGGCAGTACAAAGCCGTGCTTGCCAAGATCGACGAACTCACCACGGGCGGTGCGTCATGAGGTACGTAGCTGAAAGATGCGAAAAAGGTGACGTGGTGATCTTCGGCCGACCCAGCGGCGAGAAGACACTCGGCAAAGTCGTCCGCGTCAACGCGGCGACCTACACCATCGAAGCCCTCGAAGAGCGCGGCACCAAGCGTGCGCACGCCACGGGCGGGAAGTGGCGCGTGGCCAAGAGTCTCGTGCGCAAGTACGAGTTTCCCAAAAAGCTCGTGCGCTTGCGAGACCGCACTTTGACGGTGCCGGAGCCCGCGCCGAAGCGAACCGACAAAGCGATCCTGTACGACCTGCAATCGGTCGAGAATCGGCTGAGCCCGGAGAACCTTTTCATGGATGGCGAGCGTAGCGTCGCCGCCGGGCGGCGCGAAGAGCGCAAGCTCGTCGCCGTACGCCGCAAGCTCATCGCGGAGCTGGGCCGGGAACCGTCGCTCGAAGAGCTGTACGGATAACCGATCACTTTGTGAGGTAGATCACTTCCCATTATACGGCCGACCGTCTACTCTGAGGGTGAAGGGAAAAGAGACTATGACCACTGCAAAAGAAGCCATCGCTACCGCCGCCGCCAAGGGGGAGACCCCGAAGCCGTTCGGTAGCTCGACTGGCGGCTACTCCAACTACGGCGCGAATCTCGCCAAGGCTGAAGCCGTCATCAAAAACGGAGCGTACGCCTACGACCAAACCATGTGTTGCTGCTACTGCGGCAAGCCGTGCCGCAAAGAGAAGTTCTTCGCCTACCTCACGAGCGGCGAGCACTTCGAGCACATCGTGCACGGCGCGGACGGGATCTTGGGGTTCTACCCACTCGGTTCAGACTGCGCGGCGAAGCTCAAGAAGCACGTCCCCGTCTACATCTGCCACGAAGACTCTGGGCTCTACGAGAACATTGGGAGCGCGTCATGACCCCCGAACGCATCGCAGCCATGAACGCGCTGCAAGGGCTCGAATTCCGCATCGAGAGCATCGAGTGCAATGGCCCGCTGACGCCGCACGGCGACCTCGTAGCCATCCGCTCGCTCATGGCGGAGCGCGCTGCCTTGCTCGCCGAACTCGGAGGGGAGCCGTCGATCAACGACTGGACAAAGCTCCGCGAACACAACCACCACGCCGCCGAAGGGCTGGCTATCTGCCGGAACATTTGAAGGGATAATGACCATGGCCAACGCACACAAACGACTCGAATCTTGCTCCCGCTGCGGCGGCGAGCTTCCCGAACACGACGCCATCTTTCACCGGAAGACCGCGTACTGCTCGAAGGCATGCGAAGTGCCCGCCTTCGTGATCGGCGACGGCGCAGCCGCTTGCTACATCAACGATGTATACCCGATGACGATTCGTCGGCTGAGCAAGAGCGGACACATGCTCTGGGCCAGCTCCGACCGCATCGCCAAGGGCCACTTCGACGAGAGCTTCGGCCCCCAAGCCGACCTCTACGACCCCGGCAATCCGCCGGAGTCGGAATGGAAGTGCTTCACTCGCCGCGCCGATGGCTACTACCGGGCCAAGGGCCACACGAGCCCCGTGCTCCACGAAGGCCGCAGCTACAGCCGCCCAAGGGAGATTTGAGCCATGAACCCCCTGACCATCGCCGCCATCGGCGTCGCACTCGTGCTCATGAAGCTCGCATGGGATGCCATTTGACACTCGTATACGGCGCACCGTACACTTAGGGTGAAGGGAACACGGACCAATGCTGAGCAAGAAAGAAGCGGAGATATTGGCGGCCACGGCCGCTGGGCTGGAAAGCCGGATCTCAGGCGGCCGGCGGAGAACGAGCGATGCGCTCATGCTCTGGGGCTTGCTGACGCTCGAATGCGTGATCGTCGAAGGGGCCATCGAAGCCCACTACGCCGTCACTGCCAAGGGGCTCGCCGTGCTTGCCGCAATCGAAACCAACGAACTCACGGAGAAGGCATCATGAACACCGCAGCAACCGGCACACAAGGCGCCGCCGTGAAACGCATCGCCGCCGTTATCCTCTGGATTATCCTCGCCATGCTCGTGACCACATCGGTCGCCGTGGCGCAGTCCCCCAAGAAGGGAGCCCCGGCCTGGACGTTCGCCTCGATGAAGCGCCAGTACCAAGAGAGCGCCGAAGCGGCCGGCTCCAACTACAACCAGATCCCGGTCGCCTACCGAGAGCACGCTCTGCGCTCTGAGCTGGCCTTCACAGGCTGCCTAGCGACCTACGCGATACTCTTCCCCGATCGCGGCCCCAAGACCCTCAAGGCCCACTGTGAGAAGCGCAACGGCCAATGGATGGTCTGGCTGAACATGGCCATTCAAGACACGGGCGGGCTCCAATACGCCTACTTCGGCCAAACGGCGATTGCGCTCATCGATGTGAAGCGGGTACACGTGGTGATCCGACACACGCTGCGCGAGCTGACCCCCGAAGACGCGAAGAACAAGCTCGTGCTCAAGAAGTACGTCGTGCCCGCCCTGATCTTCCAAATCGCCGAAGCCATGCACCTAGGAGAGATCCCCAACCTGTACCCCGAAAGACCCCCATCATGAAACTCGCACCCGCCCATTCCATGCCCAAGCAAAGCGAACGCCTCGAAGTGCGCGAGCTTCACCGCGGCATGCGTATCATGGTTGCTACCGGAGGATATTCGCGAATCGCCGATGTGAGCTTTCGCAGCGGCAAGATCCTCGTGACCACGGAGACTGGCGAGAAGACCCTCATGGACCCCGCAACGATCGTGGCTGTGCAGCGATGAGCGATCCCTTCGACCTTTCAAAGCAACTGCTCGTGTTCATGAAGCGCAACGGATGGGTCGTACGCTACGAGAGCCCCGGAGCCGAAGAGCGCAAGCTGTTTGGCGACGATGCGACTCCCTTTGCGGCCCCGCTGATCGTCGGCTTTCTCTTCGGCACCGAGAGCCGCGTCGAAGAGGCGCGGCGCAACTTCGTACGCTTGCTCGAAGCCGGTGACTGCGAGCAATGCGGCATAGGCGGCTCGACCGTGTGCATGCGGGTGGAGATCGAAGGCAAGTGGCAGTCGGCCCTGCTTTGCGACCCTTGCGCCGTCCGCGTGCGGCTCGCCGATGAAGACCGGGAATGGGCCGCGACGCTCTGCCCCGAATGCCACAATCCCCCGCACCGTGGCCACAAGCTCGACTGCGCGCTACGAACCAAAGGATAATGGCCAGCCACCATGACGATTCGCTCATCTACGTGATCGGCGAGATCGAGTACACCGCCAAGCTCTACCGCAAGCGCCAGAAGCGCGCGCAGACCCAGATCAGTGAAGGGGTGCGCGCGTGGAATGACGACACCGCGGCCCATTGGAATCAGGCCGCCACCGACCTTGAAAAGCTCGCGCGACGGCTCCGCAGAGAGTTTGGTCTCCGTGCTCGGCCTTGACCTTCACGCGATCCTTTGGCTATTGCTCGCCGTAGCATGGTGCTCCACCGCAGAGCCCCACGTTATCCTCGAAGAGCCGCGGTACACGATCGACAACGATGCCCACCATCAAAGCCAGCGAGATTCGGAAGCACGACGTGATCGATAGCCACGTCGTGACCGAAGTGACGCACGTCGGGCACTACCGCGGCGAAGACGGCGTGAGCACCTTGGCCGGCGCCTTTGCGATCGTCGTCATGCGATTCACGGCCGAAGTCGGGACGTACTACCAAGAAGTGCGCACGTGGTTCCACGGCGATGAAGACGTGAGCGTGAAGCGAAGCAAAGAGAGCAAAGGATAATGAAGCGCGAGATCACATGTGCGAAGTGCACGGAGCGCTGGCGGTCGATGATCGGCAAGTACCCCGGCGAAGAGATCAAGCTCGTCGAAGGGAACACCCTCAAAGACTTCATCTGCGACGGTTGCGCGGTCCCGCTCCCCAAGGGCACAACCGCGCACGCGATGAGCCTCTACACGGAGCGCACGCCGTACTTCCCATGGGAAGACGACTTCATTGCGCGAAAGCCCGACTTCCGCGGCCTACGACCGCTTCTCAAAGAACGCGCAAAGGATAACGATGCCAAAGAATGACGAAGTGATCCCCGCAGACCCCGGCGATATCGCCATGGCGGATGCGCCCCTCGTGGGCTTGGAGCTGAAGACCAAAGACGGGACGCCGCACGTCTTCCAAATGACGACCGGCAAGGCGCGCAAGCTCGGGCTGCGGCTCATCAAATGGGCTGACGAGCTGGACGCGGAGAGAGCTACCAAAGAGAACTAACCCCCAAAGGATAATCCCCCATGCCCCACTGGCGCAATCGCGGCTGCCACAAAGCGAGCAAGACCTTCACGTGCGGCGTATGCGCCGCGCCTATTCTCAAAGGCGAACGGTACTGGCGAGACACCTACCACGCCACCGATACGGAGCTGCGCGGGCTCAGCGATGAGATCGCCGCCGAATATCCTCTCTGGACCGCGCGCTACCAGTGCCGCGTCTGCGAACTCGGGTGCCCCGAACACTACCAGCACATGTCCTGCAAAGAGCTGCGGGAAACCGTCGAAACCCTGACGACCGAAGCCCAAGAAGGCGACTACATCCCCGAAGTTCCGATCCTCGAAACCCTACTAGGGATTCGCGAAGAGCAAATCAAAGCACGGAAAGGATAACCATGACCGATATCGACACCGAATACACCACCGCCCCCGTCTGCCCCCACTGCGGCCACCGTGACTACGATTGGTGGGACGGCTCCGACCTGCAAAACGACGGCGACCAATCCGATACGGAGTGCGGCTCATGCGAAGAGCCGATGCGGATCATCATGACCGTCGACGTGTCGTTCTGCTCCGAGAAGCGCGACGTGGAAGCGGAGAAGCGCACCCTAGAGATACGCACTGCAAAAGAACTCGCGCGCACCGCGCTACGCCGCCAAGCCGCCGCCAAATTCCTACCCTTCACCCCTGTGCGCGTCAACGATCCCCGCGACCAGTGGCATGGGAAGCACGGCACCATCGCCAATGTGGAGCTGGGCCGGGCGGGCTTCGTAAGCGTGAAGCTCGACTGCAAAAGCTCAACTACCCTCTACAATCCCGACGAGTTGGAGCGCATCAACGGAGGATAATCATGTGCGACGTGGACTACGACTATTGCGACTGGCGCCAGCTCACGTGGACGCTCCGGCGCGCGCGCAAAGACCACGCCTGTGAGGCATGCTTCGCGGGCATCAAAAAGGGCCAGCTCCACCGTTTCAGCAAGGGGCTCGACCGGGAGTCTGGGGGCTTCTACGAGCAACGCCGATGCTTGCGCTGCGATACCGTCGCCAAGGGCATGGAAGCACGGGGCTGCGCTGTGTACTTCGACCTGTGCGGCGAAGACGGGGAAGGCTCCCAAGTCGAGCACGATCAAGGTATGGATCTCGTGCCGGATACGGAGCCCGTCGCGGCTATTGCGTTCATGACCCAAGCTGAGTTAGAAACGCTCGCCAAAGGATAATCATGCCCCACGAGATCACCGAAACCGACCTAGACCGCTGGTTCACCTACCACGCGCCCGAAGCCCACCAAATCGAATGCTACGCCCACTTACGCAACGTAGCGCGCGAGTTGGCCATCGCCATCGTCAAGCTCTGCCCATCCGGCCCTGATCAGAGCGCCGCCATCCGCAAGGTGCGCGAAGCCGTCATGACCGCCAACGCCGCCATCGCTTGCGACGACCCCAAAGGATAATGTCGTATCGGGGTCGATACCTAGCCATCCGTCACGACGGCCAAGCCGTTATCCTCGAAGGGGAGTACGGCGAGCACTACCAGTACGCCGAACGCGATGCTGGCGTTGGGCCTGAAGAGCACGCCCGCATGCTCGAAAACCGCTACGATCTACCCCCCGGCTCCGACACGATGTACACACGGCACACCTTGCGGAACTACGCGGTGCACGGCCCTTCGGGACGCTTCCGGGTCTTCCTACCCGCGGATTGGTCCTCGGAAGAATGCAACACGTGGGCCGCTGCGAACGAGCGCGTGTACAGCATTGGCCCCGCACTCGATGACCCCCACCAAACGAACCGAAGCCGGCAGATCGAACGCCACTTCCATGGAGTCTAAGGATAATGGACAACGCACCAATGATCGCATGGGACTACTTCACGGGGATCGCCCGCTTCCGCACGGAGCACATCAACGTCGATTGCGTCGTGTACGAAGGCATTATCCGCCGCACTATCCCCTGCTTGAAACGCTTCACAGGCAAGCCGCTCCGCACTGCGTTCGATTGGTACAACCGCCATCCCGACCTGAGCTGCACCTTCGACCATCGCGACGTGATCGATACGGTCGGCCCTAGTCCGTGGCGACACACCCCGCCCACCCGCTAGGCTTTGCCCTAGGGGGAACTTCCATGATCAACACGCTGGCGCGCTTCTTCTACAAGCGCCTCTATTGGCTCGTGCCGCTTTGGTACGGGCTCACCATGAACCTCACGCGACTTCGACGGCTGCCGGAGATCGACCACTACATGAACACGCGCGAGATCACCGAAGCGCTCAAGTGGGGGGAGCACTGGCGCGCAGACCCGCTTCGCGGCGTGCTCGATGTGCTCATGGACCCACGCAAGTTTCAGAAGCACATCAACGATGGCGACACGGAGTTTGGCGACTGCGATGACCACGCCATGTATTGGTGCACCGCACTGCTCCAAAGCTCGATCGCCGACCGCGCTTGGTTCGCATCGGTGTGGTACGCCAAGCCCGGCAAGAAAGGCGCGGGCCATGTCGTCTGCATCTTCGAGCGCGAGGGGATTCAGTTTTGGTGCGACTACGGCGACCCGCGTCCCACACTTGATACGTGGGAATGGGCGACGGATGTGGCGGATGGACGGGGCGCGAACGTGCTCGCTGCGGGCATGACTGAGATTACGCTGCGGGCCAGCCTAAGCCCCAAATTCCGCTTCAAAGGCACCAAATCCCTAGTCTATTGACACAACTATACGGCGCGTCGTATACTTATGGTGAAGGGATAACCGACCATGACTATCGACAAAGACTGGACCACCGAAGACGAGACCCGCTTCGCCGCGGACGCTGAGCGCATTGACTTTTTCAACGGGCTGCCTGGGTTCGTGCGAGCCGCCGTGCTCATCGCCCAAGACGGCGACCTGAGCGGCGACAACGGCGACGCGCTTGCCTGGCTCAAACACCGCAAGCTCACTGTGCAGTGCTCCGCCGATATCCTGACGGACGGCGATTGGGCTGAGCTGAACCACTTGGATGCACTGATCAACGATCTGCGGAAAGCGGAAGAGTCATGATCTCCCTCGATCTCACCAAGCCCCTTCCCGGCCACGCTCCGCTCGATGCGCTGATCGCGGAGTACGCGGGCGCCACCCCCAGCTACGTCGAAGAAAGCGGCGCGCGCTGGCGCGTGTTCTTCGCGAAGCTGTTCCCCGAAGCCAAAGGCGATGTGGGCGGTGCGACCATCCCGATCAAGGGTCGGTCCGCAAACTAGGAACTGGCGCATTTTATTCGCGGCCCGTACAAGGGGATCTGAAAGGACGATCCCCCATGTCCCCTGATCGACTCGCGCAGCTTCGCATCGCGTTCACCGACGCGGAAGCTCATTTGCACGTCGGCTATCAACACGTAAGCGCCATCAAGGGCGATCGGTTCGCCCGCTACACCACCCATGGATGGCTCTTGTTCCGCCCCGGTCTCAATGGCGAAGAACGCTTTTTCGCCGAAGGATGCTCCGACGATCTGGCACTCGCGTTCATTGAGACCGGGGATATACGGACGACCCACTAAGGCCGCGTCACCACCCTATCGTGACGGTTTGGTACGCGAGCGCGACTATGCCGGAAATCATGAGCAAAGCGAGCCCGTTGCGTTCATCGGTAAGCATGCGTTGTGTCCCCCCAGCGAGTGAGTCTACCCCATGCTACCGTGCCTTTGCAGGGGGGCATGGGGATGCTTATGAATCGGCCACTTCGGGGGCTTACGTGTTTGGCGTTCACGCTGGTTGCGCTCTACCTCATGAGCGGGAGTCTCTTGGGCGCAGTGCTCGGCACCACTGCGGTCGGGTGCATGATCACGTAGTCTGGCCGCATGGACCTCGAAGCGGCGCTTGGCTTGGTATTGGCGGCGGGGCTCATCGTCCTCGCGCTCGTGCGAAGCTGCTAGATTGACACTAGGTCAACCCCCGCTTAGTGTGTGGCCATTCCCCCTTCCTTGGTGATCGCCCGTCGCGCAAAAACAGGGTCGGGTTCCTCGTGACCCCCTCACACGGGATCAGATTCATCGCGCGGGCGACGCCAAGGGAGACTTACCGTTCGGGAACGGGCTTGTGCGGCTTGGTGTCGACCTTATCGCCGAAGTGCTCCACGTACTCCGCTTCGAGCGACTTCACGAAACGCAATTGCTGGGCGCAATTGGACCGAAGCCTCACAAGGGCCTCTTTGGCCCGCTCGATGCGCTCCAACAGGATATCTTCGCGAGGCGGCCTAGCGACCATGCTCAGGGCTCTTCTTTTTCATCGTCTTGGGCTAGGTAGAAGCTCGGCGAAGCCGTCAGAAGCTCGCCTAGGCCCGTCTGGACCCCTCTGAGGTAGCCTCGATAGTGCTGGACGAGATTACGGCACTGATCGCGCTCTAGCTCGACTTGCCGGCAATGGGCGGCCAACACGTCCAGCTCTTCCACCAAGAGATCGGGATGGCGGGCTTCCGCGTCGGCCTCTTGGCGCTTCTCGGCCAAGAGCTGTTCAACGTGGTCGAGCACATCGTGGTCGATCTCCCAGCGCCGAAGCATCGAATCGATGGCGTCACGGATGAGCACGGCCATCGGAATCCCGGTGCGATCACGGAGCCTTTTGAGCGCCGTGTCTTGCTCAGGCTCCACGTAGACGGTCGTCGATATCTTCTTTCGGGCCATCTAGGACGGTCCCGTTCGGCCGCCTAGGCGATTTTCGGCCCCTTCGGCGGGCTCTGGCTCTTCGCCATTATCCTCTGGCCCAAACTCCCGACGCTCCGCCTCACAGCGAAACTCGTTTATCGCGCCATCGACTTTCGCGCGGATACTGCTCATACAGCGCTCCGGCCCACCCTCGTGCGCCTCGCCGCACCACGCGCAATCAGGCGGCGCGCATGCGTACAGCATTTCAAGCTGGCGCTCGTCCACGTGCTTCTCGGGCACGGGCAGCCCCAAGCGCTCGGCCATCTGCTCGATGGTAGGCAGCGGGAATAGGGCGTGGACCACCGCATCGCAGCGCTCAGTCAGCTCGGCCAGCTCTCGCGTGGTCTCCACATCGAGCTTGGCCCCGCCGGGCGTGTGCTTGCGGGCAATCAGCGTCACGCGCCGCTCATTGAGCTTATCGAACGCCTCTTGCACGGCGTTGCTCACAGGCTACCCCCCGGCAACTCCCACCACTCAGCCTCTTTCGGCCCGTCATAGGGTCCGCTCTCCGTGCCATTGAAGTGCGTGTTGAACTGTTTGAAGACCTGGCAGTTGAGGCACCGGCACGGTTCGGCCACCTCGCCGCACGGATTGTCCGTGGTGAGGCATCGCAGCTCGCTTGGCACAGTCATGTTCCGTTATCCCCCGCGCAGCACTTCAGCCAACCGTAACGTGGCCCCCTCATCGCTTAGGTCCGCGCTCAACTCTTCGAGAAAATCGGCCAACGCATCCGCGTCATCAGGGTGCAGACTATCGTGCCCGTCCAGCGCTTGCAGCAAGGCTTTTCGGGTGAGCTTCTTCTGTAAGTACGCGTAGCGCCCCGCGTGCTCTACGAACGTCTCTAATTCCATGGCCCCCGCGGCCTTTATACACGCTCTTCGGGGCCTTTGCTTGCGAGGCGCCGCTTGCGCTGTTGGTACGTCACGAGCTTGCGCAAGAACAGCGCCTCTTTGTCCGCGGTCACTTCGGCACGGTACGCGCGTTTCACGTGCAACACCGGATGCGCATTTCGATGGCTCAGCATGTCGAGCGTGGCTTCCGCCAACTCGATGGCCGCATCGGTCACTCTTTGCTTGTCCACGCCTTGAGCCTTCCCGTAGTCGTCCCACCGCCGGCAAGGGCGATGGCATTGTCATACGTATTGG